TAACCTTTTCGTATTGCACTCTTGCAAGTTGTGTCAGCATATAAAATGCCCTCGCTATGGAATTGTCTGTTGCTATAAGATAGGCAACAATTGCAAAGAGTGCAAACCAGGCGTAGTAATAGGTCATAGTGATTTCAGATTTTATGCACCAAATCCTTTAGATTTGGATTTCTTCTTATCTATAACATTTATAAGATCCAAAAAATCTGGAATCTGACAATGCTGCCACCAATACACCTGAGTATCCTCCCAGTTATCAAAAATTACCTTTGTATCATTTTTTAGAGTGATTTCATAGGTATGTCTATCATAAGGAGCATCAGATGTACAAGAAAAACTACTCAATACCATCAAACTTCCTCATGAAACGAACACAATTCTTAAATTTCCTCCATTCATCATCTGAGAAATTATCAGATGCATAAGGAATACCAACAACTGTGGCACAAACACGATTGACATTTATACGAATCATCATGTCTTCTGCAAAAACAGGATTGTTGCAAAGAACAATGAATGGAATAAGAAGTGCTTTTTTCATTTTAGGAAGTTTTCAAGACTAGATGTGGTTTTCTTTCTGGACATTTTAACTTGTTTTTCAATATAAGTCTTTGCAGTCTTATAGTTGTTAGTAGTATGAACTTGCTGTCCCTTGTGAACAATAATAAACTTATTTCCACAAGGAACTGCTGCCCATTCCATATCCTTACTTACATATCCATTTGGATCTCCAGGTTTCGGATTCAGAATACCTTCGTTTTGAGTGTTCATCAGTAGATAATTGTAGAGGACATTACCCGTGCATTCGGATATTGTGCAAGAGCAACTTGAATTGCCTCTTGACGATTGCGGGCATAACAGTCAACATAGAAAGTTTGACCACTGACCATGCAAGTAACACGATGCTTCATAATTTAAACCTCACTTGTTAATTGTAGAAATTACAGGTTGCCCCTGAACAAATGCCATATCAGCAACAGATTGCAGTCGTCGTGCGGTTGCAATCCCAGTATTAGCATACACCGGAACATGAATAAAACCATAGGATTTCACATAATCTTCGGTTTTACCAGGAGTCAGAGACCCCTCTGAGAGACGCCTAGAATCCTCTGGATGAAGGCGCACCACACGCCCAATGGTTTGCACCATAGAAGTATAGTCCATGTTCCTCATGAGGATGCAGGAGGTCAATCCTGGGCAATCAATACCCTCAGAAAGAATGGAGTAGTGAAGAAGAACAAACTTCTTGGTAGAATCTGCACCGTATTCCTTGAGAGTTTCAAAGAATACATCACGCTTGACTTTTTGATTGTTAATGAATGCACCATGCTTAGCAGTAATCCACAGAATCTCATAACCATGAGACTGAATCTCAGTCATAAAATCAGTTTCGGCAAGCATACGAATCATTACCTTAGTATTCGGTGCTGCAACCAGAACCTTTTCCATGTTCTCTTCATTCAGAATAGTATCCAGAAGAGTCATGCAATCATGTTCTGCACCAAATTCTTTATTACGAACAACATTCCTTTCCTGAGTATTGATTTGTGGAGGAACAATGAATCCCTCCTTAACCATATCAGAAGCAGAAATATTCGTAATCATTTGACCATACACATGACTCCAGTTCATACCAGGTTTGTTGTAAACATTAGAATACTTTGGAGTTGCAGTATAAGAATAGAATCGCTTGGACTTCTGAGACAATTGCTCCACATAAGGAAAGAAATCCTTACGAACGGAATTATGTGCCTCATCCATATGAACGGTATCAATTTCAATACCAGACTCAATCAGACGATGAAGAGAATGATACGTTGTAAAGATCAGTTTATGACCTTCAACATTCTCATGCCATTCACGAATCATCTTAGGACTGGTAGTGCAGAAATGATCAGTATCACCAGAATGCACATGAAGAATGTGAGCATTATTAATGTACTTGATGTAATCCGAACACAACTGAGAAGTCAACAGGATTCGTGGAGAAATCACAACAACAGTTTGATGCTGAGACTTCTTATACTCACGAATAGTATCTCCGATACCAATCAGAGTCTTACCTGCACCAGTCACGGCACAGACAACACCTCTGGAATATTTGGAGAGCATGTCAAGAGCACTTTGCTGATGAGGACGAAACTGAATCATGGGGTGATTGGTTGACTTCACGTATTATAGCAATAAAAAATCCCCTTGTAGGGGATGGTGTGGACGGTTCTTCAGGTGTCCTATAGAAGCTTAGATTCTCATCTTCAACGGAGACAAACCTAGTCTAGCAGTATTTTAGTAAAGTGTCAATCGTCCGCAAAGCGGATGCGGTGGGGGAGGGGTGCAGGGGTGATGGCGTTGTGGGAGTAGAGCATGGTTAGACCATCGTGATGCCCCATTTGAAGGCCAACCATGCCTGCAGTGAGTCTCGATCAGTGCTGTTCAACACAGAGGAGAAACATATAACCTCACCGATCAAGCCAAGCCAGCCACGACCGGCGTTTGTTCTATCGTTACCTAATTGAACTCCTTGAGTCGCGTTAAATGAGGCCGAGCCATTATTTAAGATTCGGATGATCGAGGGATCGTCAACGCTTGGCGAAGTGAAATGCGATGTGCTGAATCTGTCGGTTGTTCCGCCATTGATGTAAGCGCGATCAAAGCCGGTGCCGTCCTGATTGTAAGAAGTGCTGTTGCCGCTAATGCGCCACCCGGGATCATTTGAGCTAGTAATCAATCCGCCAAAGCTAGTATAAGTTCCGCCAAATGCCCCATCCATGATAACGTAGATTTCAGCTATAGCCGTTGTCGTCGTGTCTGTATTTCGCAGATAATTGTTGTGATTGCTACTGCCCCAATCCAAGCATTTTTTGCTGTTGATGCCTGTCACGTACTGCGGACCTGTTGCGCTTTTTGATAGCGTCCATGCTCTGCTGCCCTTGCTGGTAACCGCAGTGATTTCCGTTCCCGATGTGGTGACGGTAGTCTCATCGGCAAAGTCGTACCAGAGAACTGGAGATAGCCCTGGCGTTGGATCACCAGCTGATGGCCAAATCGCCGCACGCCTTGCCACGCTCTGCTCATTCTGGAACCAGAGCCCGGTTGCTGCGCTGCCTGTTGGCACACGCCTGACACCAATCAATCCGCCGTTGAAGCCCAACATCAGAGGATCTCCTGATAAATTATCTCACCGGAAACAGTAATATCAATATCATTAGCAGAACTTGCCTGTGCTCTAAGTTCATCTCCTTCTTCCAAATAAAAATAAGTTTCTTTCGTACTAATTACCTGTGTGGCATCAGCAGGAACAGCAATAGTTTTTGCAATATATCCATCAATACTATTTCTCAATATACTTACACTAATATCTACAGCACTTGAACCATCTACATTTGCGGCAAAAATACAATTAATTTTATAAGAACTATTACTATCAGAAAGATTTGTTACAATTCCAACCATGTCTGTAGTACTAATACCGACAATAGTTGTAAATCCGACAATTGAAGTTGGATTTTTAAGATTTGGTGCAGTCATTATTATTCTATATGTGTATGGATATTTATACTAGAACATAAAGGAAGCAACAACAGCATTAATACCAGAACCAGAACCAGTGATACCAGTTAATTGAGATCCATCACCACTAAATGAAGTTGCAGTTACTACACCAGAAACTAAAACATCTCCAGTAACAGTTAATTTAGATGTTGGACTTGTGGTTCCAATACCAACATTAAAGTTCTCATCTCCAATAATCCAAGTACTATTTCCTACACCAATTGCTAATTGATTATCACCAGATGAATTGTAGAGTTGAACATTATGTCCAATCGCTATATTGCAAGATCCAGTGATATTATTAGATCCAGCGTCCTTTCCAAAGAAGTTATTATAACATCCAGTGGTATTATTAGATCCAGCATTTTGTCCAAAAAAGTTATTACTAGATCCAGTGGTATTAAAATAACCAGAATACTTACCAAAGAAGTTATTATAATTTCCAGTGATGTTGTTAAGTCCTACTCTATTACCAAAAAAGTTATTATTACATCCAGTGGTGTTAGAACATCCTGCACTAGCACCTAAGAAGTTATTACGTCTTCCATCGGTGTTGTCTTTTCCTGCACCCTCACCAAAGAAATTATTATAAGATCCAGTGGTGTTATTAAGTCCCGCACATCTACCAAAGAAGTTATTATCAGATCCAGTGCTTCCTTCAACAGTATCAACGGTAATTGTAATATCATCAGTACCAGAAGAACCGCCAACAGCAGAACCATCAATCGTAAGTGTATTTCCTTGATTATAATTTTGACCCTCTGTTATAATATTAACTATAGTAACATCACCATTACCATCTCTTTCAACATAGAAAGTTGCCCCAGATCCATCACCACCAGTTCCAGATACATCAGGATAAGAGTTATTTGCTTCTCCTGCTAATGTGGTGGAACTTGTGATACCTATAGATGTTATTCTACCTTTTCTTCCTTGCCCTGCATAAACACCTAAGAAGTTATTAAAACATCCAGTGGTGTTACAATAACCAGAATACTTACCAAAGAAGTTATTATTAGATCCAGTGGTGTTGTGGAGTCCTGCACAAGCACCAAAGAAGTTATTAAAAGATCCTGTGCTAATCTCTGCTCCTGTAGACCTACCAAACAAGTTGTTATCAGATCCTTCATAGTCATATCCCAGTTCTGCTGCAAATCCAGCGTCCTTTCCAAAGAAGTTATTATAACATCCAGTGGTGTTATTTTGTCCTGCAGAACGACCAAAGGAGTTATTATAAGATCCAGTGGTGTTACCACCACCTGCACCAGCACCAAAGAAGTTATTATGATTTCCAGTAGTGTTCGCTGCTCCAGCAAAAGCACCAAAGAAGGTATTATCACTTCCAATGGTATTATAACTTCCTGCACAATAACCAAAGAAGTTATTATAATATCCAGTGGTGTTGTTACGTCCTGCGTTATTACCAAAGAAGTTATTATAAGATCCAGTGGTGTTTGCAAATCCTGCATAACGACCAAAGAAGTTATTATAAGATCCATCAATGTTGGAACATCCTGCTCTATTACCAAAGAAGTTATTATAAGATCCATCAATGTTGGAACATCCTGCACCAGCACCTAAGAAGTTATTATAAGATCCATCAATGTTGGAATATCCTGCTCTATTACCAAAGAAGTTATTATTAAAACCACCATTATAACCACCATTACAATTATTAAAATAACCAGATTCGCATCCAAGGAAAATATTATCACCACCTTTAATATTATAATATCCAGCAGAAAGACCAATAAAAATATTCTGCCCATCACCTTCATTACTAGTGGTAGAACTTCCAGCGCCTATACCAGCAAAAAAGTTATGTTGGGATGATGAAACTGAACAACCAGTAGTGGAATCACCAATTCTTATATTACCACTACCAAATCCTAATACTCCACCATATATTTCAAGTTCAGTTACTGGATTTGTGGTTCCAATACCGACATTAGAGGTTGTATGAATTCCAGCGGATGTTGTAACCCACTGAGATGAACCACCACCTCCACCCCCAGTTGCACTAATTGTTACCGTACCAGTATTCTGATCTACCGAAATACCAGATCCTGCGGCAATATAAGTTACTCCTACTCCAGTAATTGTTTCACCATTGATAGAGATTGATGTTGCACTGATAATTCCAGTATTTCCATCAATAGTTATTCCAGATCCAACTACAATAGTATTAGTAGAACCATCAAGAGTGATTGATGATGTTCCTATCGTCAATATTCCAGTAATTCTTGCATCTCCATTTACAATCAGAGAAGTTGTTGCTCCACCGACAGTAACATTATTAAAAGTAGAAACACCAACACTCATACCTTCTGATGAGGTATTTCCATATCCAAGTGTTTGATCTAATGTTTGTGATCCTCCTCCACCCGAAACAGTAACAGTTACAACACCAGAAGAAACTGGAGATACTATTAAATTATTACCAAAATTAATTGTTGTAGCAGTTCCAACTAAAACTTCATCATCCCGTATACCAATACCAATACCAGAACCCGAGGCAACAATACCAGTTAATTGAGAACCATCACCCCTGAAGGAATTGGCAGTAATAATACCAGTGCTGTTTATATTAGCAACTGTTGCATTTTGAGTGGTTAAAGTTTGAGTAGTTAGAGTTTGTGATTGAATTAATCCAGAAGCTCTTATATCAGTTTTTGTAATTGCTACACCATCACCAAAAATAGGATCTCCACCTACAAAAAATTCATAAGAATTACTTAAAATTGTATCTGTGGCAATTCCTAATCTTGCTATAGTTGTAATTCCCAGATTACCTGTAATTGATCCATTAAATGTAATATTTCCATTTACATTTAAATTATTTGAAACAGTTAAGTTACTTGCAATTGTTGTTACACCAGTAAAATAAGAAGAACCTACAACATAAAGTTTTGTTGGTGGATTGGTTATACCTAAACCAAGTTTTCCATCATAAGTAAGAGACATCAATGGATTTGATGGATTCTGACCATAAATCCAATGGAAAGCGCCAGTTCCTAATCCAGCAGAACCATAGTCAAGGTAATAGTTGACATTTCCAGTATTTGAGTTTATAATATCTAAAGAAGTTGGAGTACTATACAAATAAAATGTATTTGTGTTTCCAGTTCTTATCTCTGCACTTCTTCCAATTCCAATCGTAGAAACATTATTATCACTTATTACACTGATAGATGAAATTCCTGACTTGCGAACTTCTATATCTGCTTGAGGTGCTGTATTAGTTCCTACTCCAATTTTTGCAGGAAATCCGACAACATAAAGAGTATCAGTTACTGTAGCAACACCAGTTGAACTGAATTGACTATTTACAGAATTAACAGAAATACTTCCACCAGAAGAAAGACTATTAGCAGTTGATGCAGTTCCTGTTAAGTTACCAACAAAACCAGATGCAGTTACAATGCCAGATACTATAATGTTTGATGGTAGTCTGGATGTACTTAATGTTCCTGAAGTAATATTAGATGCATTCAAGGAAGTAAGAGAAGCACCAGATCCAACAAATGATGATGCGGTAATAATTCCCGATAGAGTAATATTGGATGGAAATCTGGATGTACTTATTGTACCAGAAGTAATGTTGGATGCATTTAATGATGTTAGATTACTTCCATTTCCAGAAAAAGATACTGCAGTTACGATTCCATTTGAATATACATCACCAGTAGAATTAATTCCAATACCAGTAGAATAAACAAGTGGATTTGCTCCAACTTGAAAGGTAAATGATGGACTTGTAGTAGCTATTCCAACATTTCCTACTGCATAAATGCTACTGACACCTATTCCAGTATTTACATCAACCCATTGAGATGTTGGAAGATTAGAAAGTTTTGATCCATCCCCATAGTAAGTAACAACTCCAGAACTTGCAGTTACAATTCCAGAAGTAATTGAAGTGACACCAACATTTAGGGTTGTAAATGAAGAAATTCCTGATAGATTAAGATTTCCAGTGTTTATTTCTGAGACACTTAAAATTCCAACTATTCTAACATCCCCAAAAACATTCAAAATATAATCTTTCAGTATAGTTGTTCCAATTCCAACCAAACCATTTTGATTAACTATGAAATTATCAGTATCTACCTGAACACCATTTCTAAAATTAAATGATTTGTTATAATTTGCCATCTTGGAGACTTTTTAAGTATTTATGAAACTCTCATAATGAATGCCAGTGCATAGTATGGAGGAAGGTTTTTGTTTGTTCCAGATTCACCATACGGATTAATTGTAACTGTGTGAGTATGATCTCCAGCAGCATTTATAATAGGACCATTAGATGGATTATCTCCAGCCCAAGTAGTAGTAACATTAGTTGAACCCCCATCCCCATCACCATTTCTAAATGTTAAATCACTTACATAAGCTGTTCCAGTATCCTCTACCCGCTTTGTTTGATGATTAATAGAGTGAATGTGACCACCCGGATCACTTGTTGTTCCAGTGTGAGAGTGAGAAACTACAACAGCATCAGCACTACCACCACTATCATCTGTTTGATAAGCACCACCAGAACATACAATAAATTTATCTACTAAGTTTGGAGTAAATTGCCCAGCAAGTGAACCTGATGTAATTAATGAATTATTACACAATTGCCATCCTGTTGGAATCTCAGTTCCAGACCACATAATAATTCCACCAACTGGAATAGTTCCTGATGCTTTATTTCCTAATGTATCTCCCAATAAACTTGCTTTTGTAACTGACATAATCGTTTATCTCCTTATATTAGTATTTAATCACTGGAAGCATTCCAACATATGGTGGAAGGTTTGCGTTGGTTATGTTACCTGGAGTTCCTGCGTAATTTACTGTTGTTGAAACAGTAATCCCGGTAGTATTAGGATTCATTGTAATTTGGTTTCCGCCAAGACCTCCACCGCCGGAACCACTACCATATCCACCAGTATTTCTAGCAATATCACTATTAACTGATGTGTGATCGTGTCCAGGATCGCCAACAGAGGAAGTTGCAGTATGATTATGATAAGGAATTATTGCATCAGCAGTACCACTAGCATCTCCAGGAATTGCGGAGTATCCTACAAAATTATTAATTAGATTTGGAAGAGTTCCAGTGGCACCATAAGTAGTTCCTAAGAAAGATCTTAGACTTTGTAATATTGAAGCATTTACTCCTTGGAAAGTTCCACTAGTTGGAATTACTCCACCATTACAAATCAAATAACCCTCTGGCGCATCATATTGTGTTGCTCCAATAATTGCAGAACCACCTGTTGTAGTGTCTAAAGAAGATGCTGCCATATAAAATACTGAACCAACAGGAATTCCCGGTGCCCATTTAACTCCAGAAGATTGTGTGTTATCTGCAGTTAAAACATGTCCATTTGAACCAACTTGTAGTCTTGCAGCAGCATTATTTCCAGTTGCAACAAGAATTTCTCCTTTATTCTCCCAGTCAATATTTGAAATAAGAGAACCTTGACCACCCAGAGCAATAATAAAACATGAAACACCAGATGCAGGAGCAGTTGTGAATCTTATGGTACTAGTATTCTGACCACCAGATTGAACAACTATAAAGTCTGCACCAGGTCTTTGAATGACACCTCCAATGGATACAATTAGATTTGCTGAACTTCCCGCAGGAATAAATGCAGTTCCATTAATTCTAAGAGTAAAGTCAGTCGTTGATCCATTAAAGGATCCGGAAATATCATCACAAATTAATGAATTTCCAAGTGGAAAATCTCCAGAGATTGATGCACTATCTGCAGGAGTATATCCAAGAGCATTGGTAACTTCACGGAAACTAATGAAATCTTGGTTTCCATCAGCACGAAGCATCTTATAAGTGAGAATTCCATTTAAAACCGAAGATTGTGGAGTTGTTGCCTTAAACTTTGGTGATGTAACTCCTTCAGCACCTGTAACTGTAAGAATATCTCCAATTGTAGCGGAATTAACAATTCCTAAGGATGCTGCATTTAACTTTTTAGCAACTCCAATTCCACCAAGAACACGAAGAGCACCAATTGAAGTTGATGTAGATTCTGTGATGTTTGAAATTTGAACACTTCCAGTAAATGTGGAATTTCCTCCAACATTCAGATTTTCACCAACTCCAACTCCACCTTTAACAGTTAGAGCACCCTTTCCAATTGAATCTGATGATGTTGTATTAGTAACTCTAATTTGACCACTGAAGTTTGCAGTATTTTTAAATCTAGTTTGTTGGTTAAACGTAACTGGACCGTCAAACTGAGAAAGAACCGTTCCAGAATCACCACCCTCTACAAGAAGTCTTTCTTTTACTGTAACTTCATCATAAACAACACTTGATTTTGAAGCATCCTCTCCGGTAATTGTTGGAGTTGGAATATCATAAGAAGTGATCTCTCCAGAAGATGAAGATGTTTTAGTGTTTCCACTAAAGAAATCTCCATTATTATTCATACCAGTATAAACAACTACACCACCAGATCTTTCTTGAGACTGAACTAAGAAATCTTCTCTTTCTGAAAGTGATTTAACCTGAACTTGAGGTAATCCAGTTGAATAGTTCCCTGGTCCATATCCAAGATATTCAAATGTATGACCCGAAGCACGAAGAATTGATGGTCTGCGGAATTCAATTGGAACTGGTTTGACTTTACGAATTAAAGAATCAGTAGCATGAGATTCTTGACGAGTTCCAAAAGCACCACGAATAACATTAAATTGAGAATCATTACCTGAAGAAGTAATTCTCATAATTTCATTATCAATCTGAATATAAGATCCTAATGAAAATCTTTTCGCAATGGCAATTCCTGAATTAATAGTTTCTACATTTATGGTAGATTCAGTTGTAATTGCATTTGAAAGTTTAACAACTTCATTATCATAAAGTATAGTATGGCGAGATCCAATATTTTCTTGCCCAATATCAGAAATTGCATCATTGGCAGAAAATCCATGCTTCAGAATATGACCATTTGTAACACTTAAGGATTGTGAAGTAATGGCAGTAAATGAAGTTACATTTATTTTTTCTTCAACAACATAATCCCCAACGTTATTGTTACTTGAGTCAATGACTCTGAATTTATTACCTTTCAATAATCCATGAGGAGTTTGAGTTACGAAAGTAGTAATTTGTGAAGTAGAATTATAAGAACTTGAAGTAATTTTAAAGGATGGTCCAGTAATAAACACATACTGACCAGAGATTGGTGTTGGATCACTTCCTGTTTTTGCAATTGAAATTTGAGTATCAGATACAATATTACTAATTCTATAATACCCATCCGTTACTGTTCCAATACCAGTAATTTGAACTACATCCCCAATACTTGTAGAAATACCAGCAGTTGTAACTGTATATCCTCTACCATTACCAGCAACTCTGGACGAATCTAGATAAAGAACTTCACCATTTGCATAACCAGATCCAGATGAAAGAATTGTAACTGAATCTACAGAACCACCAGATACAACTACCTTTGTAGTTGCACCCTTCCATGTTCCAACTGATGGATTTGGATCTCCATTTAGAAGTTTTACATCATAATGAGTTCCTGAAATGTAAGCAGCATCACCAACAGTATCAAAAGTTCCTTCTATAATTCCACCTAATCCATGTCTCCTTCCAAATGATAATGTTGCACTTGTGGAAGATGATGTGACTGATGTTATTGGTTTTCCGATTCCTAGAGAAGTTACTAACTTATCAATTGTTTCTCTAGTAATACTTTTTTTCAAATCACTTGTATTTGTATCGCCAATTGGAGAACGAAGCGCAAAAGTTTTTGCTGAAGGTGGATTAAATTCAATATTGTCTCTATCTAATTGTGGATAAAGATCAACTGGACTTTGAGAATATTCAAGATTTGTAAATTCTTCAGTAATTGCATTACTTGCATTTAAAACATATAAATGATAGATTCCATCTTGAGATCCTTCAACATAAGGTGAAATGACCTCGTTTCTATAAACATAAAGATTTGATTGACAATCATTTTTTTCAAAGCGAGGAAGATCTCTAACTTGTTCAGCAGTTGTTCTTAAGTTAATATTGTTTGTGCTTGTTGCTGCAGGTGTATGTATTTTCTCATTTACGTCAGTAGTTTCATATGTAAATGACATATCATTTACAATTGTTTTAACTTCAAATTTACCATTGTAACCACGATCATATAAACCACTAGGATTATTATCATCAGTTACATTTCGAATGATAACTAAATCACCAACATTCAAATCATGAGGAAGAGATGTTAATACCGTAACTGTATTTGTTGCTAGAGTACAAGTAGTAATGAATCTTGGATTTTTATCATATTCATAATCTACCCCCGAAATGACGGTTTGAGTGAAATAATTTGTTCCTACACCAGTTGTACTAGATTCTTGAATAATAAATCCATCCTCTGGATTTTTTGATCCAGGAAGTTCCTTTGGAATTACAACTCGGATTTTATAAATTTTTTCGTCTAAACTACGATCATCAACGATTCTCTTAATATAAGTTAAATCTGTAGTCTCACTTAATACAGAAACACCCAAGGCATTCAATTGATTATAAATTGCATTTGATGAATTTACTTGAATATACCAGTTTCCTGCAGTTTCATCAAATTGAATTGGAGAACCAATTTCTCCCGCATTCTTATCAGAAACTCTACTGTAAATCTTGAGTTGTGCTCCTTTATAAATTTGAAGATCTTCTCCATTTAGAGCATTTGTATATGAAGTTGCTAATTTGATTTGATCGGCGTTGAGATCAATACCAGAAACAATTGCATAGAAAATAACATGTGGAGTTACGTTTTCTGGAAGATCTCCAGTTTCACTATTGATAATAATTTTTTCACCATCTGAAAGATTGTGATTTGTGGTTAAAGTGAGAATAGAATTGGTAACACTTGCAACATCATACACTTTATACGAACTGGTGAATCCATCCTGCATGTAAATGTTTGCAGAATATTCAGTATTGTTAATCGGAAGATATAATTTATCATTTACTCTTGCACCAATTCTATATCCTTGTGTTATATTAACTGGAAGACTATCTCTTGCCGCCAATCCATAAAGATATATCTTATCTCCTAATGGATTATAAGTTGAGTTAGTTGTTAATCCAACGTCAATTGACAACCATTCAATGTCCTCTTCCGCATTAACAATGTGCTTTGGTGGAATAATGGAAGTAATAAAGGCATTATTATCTTTATCAAATGCTTCTGCTTTAAATCCATCGGAGTTTAAAGATATTTGTCCAAAGTTTGAATTTGAGTTTGTAATGGATGCATCTCCACCAGATTCAATATCAAAGTGTTTATTAAATCCAATCGCAAAAACAGAAACAATTTGAATAAACGAATCATTAGAAATTTTAATATGACTTGATTCCCAACCTTTTCTATAAATTGCGTTAGGATCTAGATGATATACCTTTTGCGTATTTGTTTGCGATGCTCCGGTAGGTAATGCTGAACCATAAACTGCATTATCTACAGGGGTAACACCATTATAAGACCTTGTTACTGGATCATATTTTACAAATGCACGATCATCTTTCTGCAATGAAACCGCAGTAAATTGTGCAACAACCATTGAACGGAAACCTGATGCTTTAGCACCATCTGCGTGCATTCCATTCATTCCCCATACCGATCTTAAAGAGCAGTTAAAGATATATGGAGAAGCACCAGATACTGTATCGGTTTCAACTGTTACAGTTGCTCCCGTAGCAACTGGAGCAGGATCCAATGTAATTGGAAATGATTCCAATAAGTATGTGAATTGATTCTGATTTATAACATTTTGAACTTTTGTTGAAATATTATATTCAGGTACTGACACTCCTTTAATTTTAATTGGAGTTCCAGCATTCAAATTATGATCACTATTTGTGGTAACTGTAACTTGAGTGCTTGCTGTAGTTCCATTACCAGAAATAATTGTTTGAATTTCAATTGGATCGGTAGCAAATGCACCTACAATTTCCCATTCAGGATCTCTTTTCGCAAAGTTTTCTTCACCACTCGGAAACTTTGAACTTGCTGGAATTTGACGATATGTATTGAAAGCATTGGATAATTTGCTATAATACATATCAAGGTCGGTAAGACCATATGTTCCAACTTCATTTACACCATCAGCATACTCAAAGCAAGTGAGTTTGTGGTGAGAAAATCTTGGAACAGATTGGTAATTAGTATTAAAAAGAGATGGATGAGTATAAACTAATCCACTTTCATCACCATCAAAAAATGAAAACTGCCAGAAATAACAAGCACCAGTTACTCTGAAAATTGAAGACTTTTTAACTGCATTATCAGTTGGATTTGGAACATATTTTGGACGAACTTTTGTTTTTCTTAAATCTAATCCAACAATTGAAGTTCCTCTTGGAATTATAACTCCACCTCTGACACTATTAAACTTATAGAGAATATTATCTTCTTGTGTAAGATCAAAATTAGAATCTAGTTCTAAAGATAATGTTGTAAGTGCTGGTGCTCCTACTCCTCCAGTTGGTGGAACCGCAAAAGCAGTTCCTATATTATCATAAATTGCATATCCAGGTCTATTATCAATTAAATGTTCTCCAGGAAAAACTAAGATTGTAGTCTTTTCTACAAGATCATTATCTCTTCCATTCACAAAAGAGAATCTTGCTGCTTCTAAGAGTGCCCTTTGAATGGTTTTAAAAGGTTGTGCAAGAGAATTTCCAGTATTTTCAATTGAATCTGTAGAATCAAGATCATAAGGATTTACATATAGTGTGCGTCCATCAGTATTCTTGATGAAATTAGATAATTTGTTGAGTGGCAAAATTCTGTCCTCTTTTTACTCTCTTCTATCCTTTATTTATTAATCTTAAGCATAGAGTGGTTCTATATCATCAGGCATATCTTCAGGGTTTTCTAACTCAACTGGAAAGAAGCATGGATGGACTTCTTCATCTATCAGATAGAAAGAGTTTTTATATAAGTCTTCTGGTTCAAATGCACGATACTTATCTGCCAATTTACAGAGTTCTTGGTCGTATAAGTGCCCATCTGGTAATTCATCAAAGGTAAAAGGAATCTCGTTGATGAAGTACATTTTCACTATCATACTACCTTCATTATACCAGCAATATGCGTGAGTGATTTTATACTTTAAAGACATAGGAGTTGTTCCCATATCTTATATTTATTTTAACCATTTGCGAATAGTATTGTCACTAACACCATATTTTTTCCCAACGGCAACATAAGAACTTTCTTGTAACTCTATAAGTAATTGTTCTATCGGTGGTCTTTCAACTCTTCTTTGAGATTTTGAATGACATAAAAAGCAAAGACCAGTTTTGGATTTTGTTTTTAACTCAACTTCACAAGAAGAGCAATTATAAACTTTTTTAATTTTTTCTATTTGATTTTTATTTTTTAATGTTTGTGAATTTTTACTTCTTTTATTTTTACCACGATATGTTGGTGTTTTAGCGTGACAATTTGGGCATAAGATTTTTAAATTTTCTAATATATTGTTATAATGGTCTCCGTCAATATGATCTAGTTCTAATGGTATTGGTTCACCTAACCACTCACTTAGACCACAACATTCACATTTATATTCCTTTATTCCTTCACTTATTAATCTTTTTCTCAGTTTATTTGAACTATACCCATAATCTTTAACCAATATCTCATCTAATGGAATAGTGTTAAAGTTATGTGTTTTTCCCTTTAAATGACCTTGACCAGTAAAGTGGGAAGTATCTATTGCATATAGTTTTTCAAATTTTTTAAATACTCTATAATTGCCTCCTCTTGGGGAGACGCCAAGTTTAGTAAGTGCCTGAGCAATAGAATAACTTCCTTGAACAGCGTTTTTAAATTCTTCTATTGTATATGAATGTTTCATACTGATAAACGCATTATATAGTTATTTATATAAGTTTATCGGTTCATACCCGTGAGTGGATTCGAACCACCGCTTGAGAGATTTTCTTACCACTACAACTTTCGTTGCCTTTTCAGTTTGTGGTCTGGACTATACCTTCACCATACCTTTCGGTTTAGGTGTTCCCCGTCTAGTCTCTACACCTTCATCTTGCGATGCTTGGCTCGGTATTGCCATTTTACAGGTTTCACCGAATTTGAGGAATTACACTCATAAGGTTTCCCAAATGAGGCTCAATTTTACATAAGTCTCTTGCCTCTTCCGCTGGGCTACACGGGCGTGTATAAGACCATTATAACTCAGAAAGTCATAGTGGTCAAGTGCAGGTTGTGGGGATCGAACCCACCTTAGCCGAATTATGAGTTCGGTGCTTTCGACCAGAGAGCTAAACCTGCATTTGCTATTCGCAAATAACGAATAGCAATACCAGCCGAGGGTATCGAACCCTCCCAAAGGCCCTAATCTGGGGCAAATCGCTTATAAGGCGACTCTGAACACCTGTTCTGACTGGCGTAAAATCCAGATCAATTATAGAGGATCTGGAACTCTCTGTCAACAACCTTCTTCGTGGTCTGTATATATTCGAACAAGGTCATCATCGGCAGGCATCATCACTGCTGCATTTCCATTTTCACCAACAATTCCGATGTGCTCTCCATTTTCGACTCGTTCGATAAGTTCGTCAAAGCGTTCTTGAAATTCTTCCACGGTAAAAACTTCCATTTTTGTTTTTTATTTAGTTTGTCAGAATGGATTAGAATAAACTAGATTATCTTCATTTACTTGATCACGAACAACTTCAAGAACATTCATAAACTGTTCAATATTTTCACATTCTACCACCTTTTCATTTCCTTCACTAGAGTAGAGATAAAACTTACGAGCAAGTGTATCAACTACACATTTAGTTAGGAACTCTTCCGTCTTATGGGACATTTGGGCATTTCTTCGTTACTCAAGCATTATAGGGCATCTGGAGCAGGGTGTCAAGCAATTCGATTATTTATATTTTTTGTGTACCAAGTTGCCATAGTATATCTTTTTCCACTCAATATTTCCGTTACACCATGAATATGTTTTGCTCCTGATGTAAAAATCACTAATTTTCCAGGTTTGGGAATGATACTATAATTATAATCTCGGAAATAAGTTTCTCCACCAGTAAAATCATCATTCAAATATAATACAGAAGAATAATCACGATTTGAAGAATAATGTGGTTTTTGTGGGTCATCAATCCAAAAATTGTCAGCATGTGCTTCTAGTTTCATTCCAACTCCCCAATAAACTAGATTTGTAAATTCGAGGTATATATTTTCTTCCTCATAAAATTTCATACAAATATTAATTATTCTTTGATGAATGATATTTGTTAAATCTTTGATACTTTCGCCGTAGGAAGTGACAATTCTACTATCCCAAAATCCTTTAGATGCATCGTTAGGTGAATGACTTTCTTGATAGTTTATCAAGGTTTTACATTCATCAAGGGTTATAAAATTATCTTGTTCGAATATTTGTTCCATAAAAAATTAAGCACTAGTATCGTTCACATAATACCAAGTAACAGCGACTCGTTTTTTGCCAGATAAAACCTTTTGTCCTGAATGTGGGAAGCACCAATTAGATGGAAAAATTAATCCGTATCCTGGAGAAGGTTTATAAGTCTTATGTGGGAATTCTGTTCCACCACCTTCAAAATCATCATTTAAATATAAAACAATACTTATGATTCTATGATATTCCTTTGAATTTGGATCATTTGAAGTATCATGATGAAACTTATATTCTTGATTTGGAGAATATTCTAAGACTTGAATTGATTCTCTATAACAAGTAGTACTATATCCTATAGGGACAGGATAATACTGAAACATAGAATTAATTGGAATAACTCTTTCTTTATAAACTAAGAGAGATTCATTTATTCTACTGTGCAAAAGTTTAGTTGCTTGATGATCCTCATTCATGGAAGAACCAAAACTAGACCTTACTGAAGTATCTGTTCTTAATTTTCCATCAGAATTAAATACTGTATTTTGTTGAAATGGCAATTCATCAACATATGAGTTAACAATTTTCAGTTCATGTTCATCAAGAACTTTAATAACTTGAATTAAATTATTCATTTAATTACCATTTATCAACAGGGCATTTTTGATTAGGAATTCTTACTTTAGCAGGCATAAAACATCCACATTTTTTACATTGTCTGGTGGGTTTGAAAAAATGCTCACATTGTAGACAGATTTTCATTTTATCAATTGCTTGACGATTTTCAGGATTGTTCTGCATTCAATTCTGCCTCCGCTTGTGCCATTATATCTTCTGGAGTATACATTTCAGACATATTAGATATGTTAGTTATTAATAGATCTGCTGAAATTTGCGAAGATGAAATATATTCTGAAATTTTTGTATCTAATAAATCTCTAAGTCTAGAATCTCCATGTCTATGAAAATATTCTGATAATGCTAGATTAATTGGTGATATAATATTTAATAATAAGGAATTATCTTGAGTATTACTTTGTGGTGTAGACTGATTTTCTACTGGTTGAATATTATCTACTTTCTTAGATTCTCTTTGATCACCAATTGAAATATCTGGATTTATAATACTTTCTGGTTTTAAGATAAAATCAGGATCATATTTAGATACTGCATCATCAATTTCATCCAATGTAGCATTAGGTTTAACTGGAACTATTGCCCAAGAGTTATCTTCAAACTCAACACGAATTTGTCCAGGAAGAATCTCTAAAATTGTATATTTCATAAAATTTTATAAAACTTAAATTGTATAGTATATATTATATCACCCTAACAGCATTTTCATTATATTATTTGTTCTAAATTGCAAATCCTGCTACTGCTCCTAGATTAGTCCAAGTTACAAGTCCACTATTTACAATATAATAACCAGGAAGACCACCAGAACCACCACCACTACCTACAGTATAGTTTCCATTAGATCCGGGAAATCCATTACCACCAACTTCTCCCCAATTACCACCTGTTCCACCAGTTCCTCCAGTACCAGCATTAATACCACCACCACCTCCACCAGAACCACCTGTTAAATTTTGATTAAATCCTTGTCCTAGACCACCAGCACCACCAGCACCTCCACCAGTGTAACATAATTGGGAAATAAACCTATAACAATTATTACATTTATAATACAGAAAGATGGGCTGGATAATGCACAAAGTAGTAGCATTTGGAAACCCAATTGTACAATAACTTCCAGAACCAAATTGTCTACTACAGGATAAATCTGCACTTCCTTGTGCGCCAGGCCAGACGTTTCCATTTTCGTCAAACAAAATATTAACACAAACATTAGATGCACCTAAATATGCTGTATAGGAGCAATCATAAACTCCCAGTCCTCCAGTTCCACCAAGCCCACCGGCACCACCACCAGCATAAATGGTTCCTTGATTATCGAAAGTGACTGGAGAACCGGCAAATATAGCATTTCCACCATTTCCACCATTTGGAAGACCTCCAGCACCTTGAATGGAACCATAATTCTCAACTCTTAAAGTCCCACCTAATCCAGTTGGTATAGTTAATGCATAATTAAAAGGAGAAGCACTTGATGATCCGACAATAACTCCAGGATTAATGATAACTCTTTTTTTTATTGATGAAGTCCATGCAGTTATACCAAAGGCATTATTGAAGGCAGTTTGTAGATTTAGATCAACAGTTGTGATGGAGATAATTAATAAAAGTTCACTTGCATCTCTTATAAAATTAACATATTTCCATTGTCCACCTTCACGAATATAAGTATCTACATTAGCCCAAACACCACCTTGCCTTAGTTTCATAATTTACACCATTTTTCCTACTAAGGTTTTGGATATTTTATTTTTACATCATCACATTTTTCAAGATATTCATTCATTTTAGTATTATCACCTCTCTGTGACCAATAATAAGCATCAATAAAATCTTCTTTTGGTGGATATTCTGGAGCCCTTAATCTTTGATATTCTTTTAAATCATAATCCACCTTTAATCTTTCTAGTTCAGTAGAAATCTCTTTTTTGGTCGGTTTAGTTTGATTTTCATCTAACCATTGTATATCCTCATATGTATCTCCAAGTACACTCCAGATTGCACCCGGTCTTAGTGAATTTAATGCAGAAATTATAGTAATCATTATAGAATCTCTATTAATTGAAAAGCTCCCCATCTAAGATATGCAGTACCAGTATTGTAGGTAGCATGATAATATGTATAAGTTATTGGAGAAGTTGTTCCAGGTGAATCCATATAATTAATAGATAAACCACATATATTATTTCCCCCCGCACTAAATTGGTGTAATGTTGAACCAGGCCAGATTGAAACACCACCTCTAAAAATACTAGTAACGACACCACCATTAACGGCGTCATTTTGAATCCCTCCACTTAATAGAATTAATATTTTACTATTAGCATTAGTGGGAGTAATCGTGGCACTAAATCCACTAGAAACAAAATTAACCGAAGTAGTTCCTACTAGTGTCTGCGTCTGTGATTGAACAACTTGTACTAGTTTAGTAGTAATCTGAGTATCATACCAAATATCACCTTCGCAAGCACTTAATGGTGCAGTTGATTGTATATATCTTGCGCCATAAGCATTGCTATTTGAAGCAACCGTAATGGTTGATCCACTTGCAGATATTGGTGGTGGGCAAGAATATCCAGTTTGTGTTACAGTTATATTGGTAACACCAGGAGGACCAGGAGGACCAGGAACACTTGAAGGATCACCAGGAGGACCAGGAGGACCAGCAACACTTGAAGGATCACCAGGAGGACCAGGAGGACCAGCAACACTTGAAGGATCACCAGGAGGACCAGGAGGACCAGTAACACTAGGACCAGGAGGACCAGGAGGACCTGTTTGTTGGACAAAAGTTAGTGTTGCTTCATTACCAGAAGCTGTGGCAGTAACACCATCGCCAATAAAATTAATCGTATTGATTGCCCCTGCGGTTCCTTGAAGATTTCCCTCATCTCTAATAGTAATACCACCAATAGTTCCTGGAACAGCAGATGTTCCTGCTGACAGTGTTCCACGATTTGGGAAATAATACTTTCCATCGTCACCATTACGAACGCAAATTAATACCCAATTGTAAGGAATATCTACATTAGATGTAAAATCAGAAATTCTAAAATTATCTGCTAATGAAACATTTCCAGATCCAAGTGGAAGAATGTAATAAAGTGCCTGCCAGTTTGATAATGGAATTCCATCAGTTGTTGCAGTTGCATTTGCAGCACCACCAACTCCAGTGATGGTTCCAGACAATGGGCAGGAAATATTAAAATGTCCTTCAGTTGAAAAATTATTTCCTCTACCATTTGAAATAACAATAAATCTAGTATCCCATTTAACAAATCCAGATGCGTTTACAGTAATATTTCCACCACCATTAATGTTTACATTTGATCGCAGTGATTCTGATAAAGTAACAGAATTATCAGAAATATTTCCACTGGTTCCGGAACCATACCAAATACTCAATCTATTTGAAGCATTACCTTTGTAGAGATCTCCTCCGGGATTTAAGTATAAAGATGATGCTGGTTCCAGTGCCATATTATCACTATTTAAACCTTCACCATCATTTTGAGTTCCTATTCGGAGACATCCATTTTCAGTACTGCTGGGTGTTATTGCATAAGTATTATTATCATTATCCCAAGTAATATATCCATAATCTCCCCCACCAGTATCTGTACCACCAAAAGATTCTTCACGACCAAAATACATAATTTTGGTCGCATCAAGTTCTATGTCTGCTTTGAATCTAACGGTATTTTCAAATGTTGCTATTCCAGTAACATTTAAATTTGAAGTAAAAGGTCCATTAAATGCTGCTGCATAAACAGTTCCTGGAAATCTTGTATCACCAGAACCATCAAGAAGAGATGCTGTTCTTTGTAGAGTTGAGAAAACACCGGTATATTGTCTTACATAAATTGGTTCATTTCCATTATCAGAAGTGGCAAGTTCAACATAACCAACATCATCTGCAGTTCCTCCAACAAGAATTCTAAAGTAATCATTATTTGCCATCTGACCACGAATCAATTCAGTGGTATTTGTTCCAGTCAGCATTGTATTGGTTAAACGACCAATAAAATCACCAGTAGGAGTTACATTCCCAATAGCATCTACTCTAAGTGTTGTAGTAAGACCAACAGTTCCTCCATTAACGTTAGATGCACTTAATGTAGAATCTGCAAAGTAAAATCCACCAGCACCAGCACCTCTTTGATTTATTAACCAAGTTGCTCCATCACCATTAGCCCTATTCCAATGAATATAAGAACCTTGTGTATCAATAGTGGTATATGGTGAAGTAGTTCTTGGACTCAATATAGTTGCCTTATCAGACTGAGCAACTGTGGCAGCACCAAAATTAATATCAATATTAGAAGCAGCAGTAATTCTACCTTTAGAATCTACAGTTACAATACCGACTTGAGTAGAAGATCCATAAGTTCCTGCTGTCACACCAGTGGTTGTTAAAATTCCTGCTGCAGTTACATTTGTACTTCCATCAAAGTTAACATTCCAAGATAAGTCTCCAGTAATTGCTATGTTTCTAGCATTTGCTAATTTGGTTGCCGTATCAGCATTTCCTATAAATTGTCCATTAAAAGTATTGGAATATACATCTTTCCACCTTAATGAAGGACTACCTAAATCAGTAACGCCATTAGTTGCTGGAGTGATTCCACTACCAACTCTACCATTAAATGTTATAGTATCTGCTGAAGCATCACCTAAAATTACATTACTATTAAAAGTAGCAATATCTGTTACTACTAACCTATCATCAATAGTAGTGGTTCCTCCAGCAGAATCAATTGTTAAATTGCCCGTTGTAGTATCAATTTCATTATCACCAGTAATTCCTATTTGAATATTATCAATATAAGCACCACCATTAGCATCAATATAGTTAGTGAATGTACTAATACCAGTTACTAGAAGATTTCCTAATGATAATAAATTCGCTGATGGATTATAAGAAATTCCAGCATCAGTATAAACTGATTCATATGCTGCAGATCCATTATCACTATCAACGAATGTTGGATAGAATGTTGCATTAGTTGAATTCGTTACTGTTCTGACAGTATCTGAACTTGAAGCGGTTCCAACAAAAGATCCATTAAAAGTATTGGAATATACATCTTTCCACCTTAATGAAGGACTACCTAAATCATATGCATTATTAACAGAAGGTGTTACATTTCCTGCAACTTGTAATTTAGAAGTTGGATTTGTGGTTCCAATACCCAGATTTCCAGTGTTATTAGATACTCGTATGAATTCAACATCATTAGATTGAATAGTAAGAGCACCATTACTTCCTGTAGGATTTCCTACTAAGCTCCACTTTATTCCAGTACTAGAAGATAAATCTAATCTAGTTGTACTGCTAGAAAATCCAGAAATTCTTAATGTTGGGGAATTTCCAGAAACCTCCAAATTTGCAACTGGATTTGTGGTTCCAATACCAAGATTACCAGAAACATAAGCACCACTTTGAACTTGAAGTTGCTGATTTGAAGTTCCTGTTGATGTTAGATAAACATTAATAGGTGCATTTCCAATTATAACTTCACCAACAGTAGTAATTCCAAGATATGTTGATCCATTAAGACCAGTCTGCTCATCTTCTCTAAAAATTCTAAACTGATTTTTAATACTACCCGAAATACTTGTATGATTATCAATATTCCAACGACTACTAGTTCCAGGTTGCCCTCTCAATACTAAGTTACCACCTTCATTGGCACCATCATTAAGTGATTCTATCACACCATATACGGATAATTTTTGTGTTGGATTTGTGGTTCCAATACCAAGATTACCAGTAGAAGGATTATAAACTAGACCACCACTAGTATAAACTGACTCATAAGCGGCAGGGGAATTATTACTGTCAACGAATGTTGGATAATATAAAGCATTATTTGAAATCCCTAAGGTTCTGATGGTGTTTGAACTTGTAGCAGTTCCAACAATAATTCCATTACCATATATGTCGCCACCAACGTATAGATTTTTCTCAATACCGACACCACCTTCTACTATAAGGGCTCCGGTATCTTTACTAGTAGAATTTGTAGTATTATTTAAATAAATTGTGTCATTGATTTGAGTTGTTCCACCCAATGATTGAATAATTAAATTCCCACTGATAGCACTTATTGTATTTGAATCTAATTTAATATTATCAAAAGTTCCTACACCAGTAACATTCAAATTATTGATATTAACTTGAGAAGTATATGTTGAAACTCCAGAAACATTTAAACGATTTAATGTCGTAGATTGATAGACCTGAAGATCTCTTGTTGTTGTAAAACCAGTAACTCCAAGATCACTATCAATATTAACTTTCTGTTTAAAGGTTGATATTCCACTTACAAATAAATTAGTAACATCAATTGATCCAATAAATTTTGTTGCTGTTACAATTCCCGTAAAAAATGCACTAGTTCCTGTTAAAAATCCAAGTGTAGTAACTCCAGTAACTACAAGATTGCGCGTAGTGGAAGTTCCAGAAACTGCAAGAGTTGAGGTTGTTGTAATACCAGTTACTGTAAGATTATCAACAAAAGATCCGCCCCTAAAACTAGATATTCCCAAAACATCTAATGTTGTTTTTGGTGCTGTACTTCCAATACCAATTCTACCATTAACTTCATCATACACAAAATTTGGAGATCCATCAACTAATCCAGAACTATTGTGAAACTGAACATTCTGATAGGTTCCGCCCGCACCCGCTCTTATTGTACTTTGATTAACCCAAAGAACACCACCTAAATTATTTTTGATTAAAACTTGTGTGTTTGTTCCAGGACTATTCGTATAATCGTAAATGGTTCCTCTTAATCTCAAATCTCCGTTCAAATCTAACTTTTGTGTTGGATTTGAAGTTCCAATTCCTACAGATCCAATTCCTGTCGTAGCAATTACAGTGCCACCAAAACCAACATTAATTCTATCTCCTGCAGTTAATAATCCATTAGATGTATCAAATTTTAACTTTGAAGATGTTGAAAATTCATTCGCGGTGTTGAATAAAATTTCTTGGTCATTTCCTGGAGAAAATACAGTAATAGTAACTCCAACGCCATAAGGATTTGATGGACTTCCATTTCCAGATCCCGTTGCGGTTATTGCAGCACCTTTAAATATTAATTGAGTTGTACTACTGGGTCCTCCAACAAGATTAGTAAAATTTTCATCATAAACACTAATAGAACCAGGAATTACTCCTCCACCAACAGGTCTCCAAAATCTTTGCCCAGGAAATCCTTCTACAGAAACAATCTGATATTGTTGCCCAAAAGGTGGAGTATCTCCAGGTGCAATGGGATCTCTTAAGTTTGGTTCTGCATCACCAACTGACAAATATCTGTCTATATCAGTTTTTAATGCAGATTGTGGTGTTCTTTTAGATCTTCCGCTTAAATACTTAGGCATAATTACGCAATACCAGATACATTAGTTTCAAGAATGCTACAAATAAATTCCATATGAAGTGGTCCAACAAGACCTCCACTCATATAAGTATGAGCAATACCAGTAACTCTACCAGAATTAGTTATAAAAGTTTTTGAAGTTCCAACACTACCAATAATAGAATCAACTACAAAAGACTGTTGAGGTGATGGAAAAATTGAAGTGGTGATTGCAATATTACTTGGGCAAGTGAAGGCAAGTCCACTCATTGTAACTTCATCACCAGCAACAAAATTATGAGCACTAAAAGTTGTAACTGTGGTAATTCCAGTATTATTGTCATACTGACAATCAGTTACAGAAATAATACCAGATTGTGTTCCGGTGAGAACAACTGAATCGGTAATAATTGCACTTTTTTCCAATACCAAACGACCATCAATTAAAATAACTGCATCATTCGGAGGAATTTCTACATTCTTAGCAATTCTTATATTTCTTACATTTCCAGCAGTTCTTTGAGAACTACTTCTTCTTCTATGAGTTAAAGTAACAGTTGGATATGTATTAACTCCAACATTCGCAACTTGAGCATATAGTAAAATGGCAGATTGCCCTGTCGGAACAGTATAAACTGTCTGTTCTCCGGGAGCAACAGGAACTGCAATTGTCAAATATTTATTAAGTGGTGCGACTGCCATATTCTTATCTTAATGCTAAAATTAATGGTGTAACTTCTGCCTGAATTGCTCTACTGAAATCTCTTCCTCTAATCGTTCTTGTTGGTTGATTAATTTGAAGACCCTCTCCAATATCAAAATTACCTTTTTGATCGGTACTTGTGAACGGAACTTGTGCCCCATCTAATGCAACAATTTCATTTTCTTTTATCGGAACTGCACCCTGAAAGGGTGTTGATGTATTTATACTTGTTCCCGTACCAATATATTCAAACGAATGAGAACTGGTAAGAATTCTACTGATTCTCTTTAATGAAATTTGTTCATTCCCAAAAAGTTCATATGGAATTCTCTCATTAAATGTTACGGTTGTTAATCCAGATGTTGTTGGACTTGTCGCAACATCTACAGTATAATAAATTGGTTGAGTAACTACAGTTGCTGCTGCACCACCACTACCATCAATTTCAACTCTCAAATCTTGTGATGGAAGATAATTTCTTCCGCTACTTATAACATCAATTCCAATAATTGCTCCAGAATCATCAACTGTTGGACTTAATTCTGCAACAATTCCTTGAGGACCTTTTGGTTCGCGTGTATTATCATTGTAATCGTAAATATACACATTTGGTGGAGATGCTGCACTATATCCAGATCCACCATTTGTTATCTTAATTTCTTGAACTCTAATCATAGGTTCAGTTAATGTTGAAAATGCTGGAACATCTGCATATCTTCCATCTAAATTACTAATTTCAAAAAATAATGCTTGCCCATCATAAGGTCTTCTCACGTTACCATAAGCAACATCTCTTACATCCATAAGAGTAACTTTATCACTATCAGCATTTACTCCATTTTCAACTCTTGTAATGACTGGACCAAAATTCTGTGGAGAAGGATCCACATATCCAGTAAATTCGGTTGCACCCAATCCAACTGCATAAAGACCATAATTACCAAATGATGAGTTTGAGTTTGTAAGGTCACAAGCACCACCAGTAGCAGCATAAACTCCAATATCGCAGTTAATTGTAAAAATAGAAACTAATTGTGCATATCCATTATTTGTAATTGAAACTCCTATACCATTTTCATTATATTGAGTAAATGAATCACAAACCATACATTTAAGATCATTTCCAATATTATTTTCAGGATCTGAAACACTTGCATGATTTCCATCAATTTTCATACCAATACTTTTAGTCATAAAATTGGTACAGTTTCTCACATATGGACTTCTCCATCTCCCAGATGGACCCTCTAGTGCTGGTCCTGCTGAAATATATCCAGTATTTGCATAATTTGTTGGATTTGTTGGAGGAAACGCAACTGCACCACAACCAGTATGAGCAACTCCAATACTTGAACCAGCAAAGTTTAAGTTTTCAATTAAGCAACCTCTTCTTACATGAAAAACATCCTTTGTTGGATTATTTGGTATAATTGTAACAAGTCTCAAATCTTGCCCAGAGACAGTTACATCAGTACGAAGACCGATTGGATTGTTTTCATAATAAACACCAGGACGAACATAAATTGTATCCCCATCTTGTGCTATTGATGCGGCGGCACCCACAGTTGCTTTTGCATCACCTTCAAGCAATCCGCTGTTCGTATCATCACCATCTTTTGTAACATAAATGATGTTTTGAGTTTGAACGCCAGGAGGTCTCCAAGAAACTCCTGTTCCAACAGACGATAAGCGATAATCAAATTTTCCAGTTGCTGTACTATTATTAATATCAATTAGAGAAGAATTAAGTTCTACGGTATCATTAAGAGTCGTAGCACCATCAACATCTAAAGTATCATTAAGAGTCGTAGCACCATCAACATCTAGAGTAGCATTAAGAGTTGTATCGCCATCAACATCTAGAGTAGCATTAAGAGTTGTATCGCCATCAACATCTAAAGTATCATTAAGAGTCGTAGCACCATCAACATCTAGAGTAGCATTAAGAGTTGTATCGCCATCAACATCTAGAGTAGCATTAAGAGTCGTAGCACCATCAACATCTAAAGTATCATTAAGAGTCGTAGCACCATCAACATCTAAAGTTGCATCAAATTCAACTCTTTGCGTAGCATGAAGATCTCCAGTAATATCTAATTTATACGCTGGATTTGTCAATCCAAGACCAGTCAATCCGACAGGTGTAACAACTAAATCTTGTCCAGTAAGACCTACTTGAAATCTATTGAATAGATTTGTAGTTCCAATACCGACATTAGTGAGTCTATAAATTGGAGCAGATGATCCAAATCCAACATATCCCCATAAATCTTGTGTTTGAATATCTGCAATCCAGTTTGGATTACTTGGATTAACGACAGGAATTAAAGTATCCGTTCCTACGCCAAGACTATTGATTTGTTTAAAATTTAAAGCAGCAAACGCTTGTGCTAAGTCATCTGTTGGAATAAATACTCCCTGATCTTGAACGTAAAATCTTGTCATTCTACTTCTTTATAATGAAATATTTATATTATGATGGGTAAAGAGGGACTCCTTCATCGAGAACAAAAATTCCATCTGTGGATATTCCAGGAACTCCAGGAATAGCCTCCGCGATTAGAGGTATCCATCTAACTCCAGTATCATCTCTAACCAAATAATATCCATTTCTTCCTGGAGCATTCGCAGAATCATAGATTGTCTCATCTATTTTTACGCTTCCCGCAATATCTAATCTCTGTTGTGGTTGAGTGCTTCCAATTCCAACTCTTTCACTAACAATTGTTGTTCCAATAACATCAAGTCTTTCTCTAGGAGTTGTTGTTCCAATTCCAACACGACTAGTTGATGCATCAGCTCTTAATGTTGTTCCACCACAACCAACATCTAGTCTTTTTCTTGCAGTAACAATTCCAGCATTTAAATTTTTATCAATATATACATCACCATAAAAATCAGAATCTTCTAGAACATTTATTTTTTTAAATGTTATTTTTTTCGATAAAAAATTAGCGTTATTAAACTTTAATTCACCATGAATTCTAACATTTTTATAAAAAACTACAGTTTCATTAAAATGTGATTCTAATCCATAAAACTTACTATTCTCTGAGGGTTCTTCATAAAAAGATTGATTTTGTTCTTCTATACTACTTTCAATTTCTTCTTCAATAATCTTTCTTGGTTTTTCGCAATTATTTTGATCTGCCATACTATATTACCGAGTCAATTACAGTATCTATAACCTTACTAACAATTCCACTAACTGCACCATTAATAAAATCAACTCCAACAAAACTACCCTCAAAAACTCTACTTGTAAAATCTATATTTAATAAGGATGGAATGTTTCCACTAGTTCCTTTTAAATCAACTCTTTGACCCTTAACCATGACTCGACCATCACCACCCATCATTGTAATATTTCTTCCTGCTTTAAAATGAATGTCCTCTTCAGCCTCAATCATAATGTTCGTTGCATATAAGCGAATCATTCCATTTGCAGAAATAGAAACATTACCATTGTTTCCAATAATAACTATATCTTCTCTTCCTTCCTGATTTTTAGTGCCACCAGAAATTTGAATTGTGTGGTCGTTATAAATCGAAAACAATCCGCTACTACTTAAACTAATCGAAGACTGATTATCGCCACTATCAGTTACTCCATAAATTTTATAAACATCGGTTCCAGATCCCCCCATTTGGGGATTGGCAGTATCAATTCTAAAATTAGGGTTGAAACTGATTAGTTGTCTTTTAAATATATTTTTATTTCTTTCTGTCATTTTATATTGGACAATCTATGGATGTTTGAACTTGTTGTGTGAATAGATTTGTAGAATTTGAATTTGCATCTGGAGAAGCAGGAACATTTCCAGAACCTTTTAGAGCACCAATTACGGGGCGTAAAATTGCACCAAATCCTTCATCAGATTCAATACTGAGAGTAGGCAAACTATCAACAATATTATTTAGAGGTGTGACTTGATAGATTCTTCCATCAATAATTTGATAATTATATTCGTTTCCAAGATTATCAGTTATAACAGTTGTTAAATCATCATACCCACTTCCACCATTCTCAACCAACACTTTCAAGACAGAGAATTCTGCAATATCTCCAACTGAATAATTTTCACCCTCAGAAACCATATAGACAGATTCAATTTCATTATTCTGATTGATAATCGCCCTTGCTACAGCACCATATCCCTGTTCATTATCATCTACAATTTCAATAAATGGTGGGAAAGCATATCCAGATCCTGGATTTGTTAATTGCACTCCAATTACACTTGCTGTTATATTTCCATCTGGATTTGTTACAAGATTGCCAAAAATTGGAATTGCTGTTGCACCAGATCCTCTTCCACCAAAAATATTAATAATTGGTGGACTTGCAAACTCCAAAGCTTTAGTAAAACATTCCTGCACAGAAGTAATATCTACACCAGAACTAATAATATTTGTTATGTCACGAACATTAGTATAAGTGTCAACCAGAGAATTTGTTAGTGCCGAAACAGATCCAGAAGGTCCAACACCTACCGTCCATTCATTTACAAGACCTTTGTAATTATCTAAACTCTGATCACATCCAAATCCTGCTCCCATTTCTGACAGCATCCCAATTCCTTCGCGGAGTATATTACCAAGATTAAAATCGGAAAAGAATTGAAGAAGATTTGCCACTCCTGCTAAAGGTTTTTCGAATAAAGGTTCCACAACACCAATAATTGTATTGAGAAGTGTACCAGCAAATTGATCTGCAACACAACTTACAAAACGATCTACTTCCTCTATTGCCGTATTTAAAATACCAAAAACTAAACCCTTCATCTTTTCAATTACTTTGCCAGCAATGCATGAAAATTCCTCTTCAAGTGCTTTTACAGGTATTAGCATTGCCTGTTGTGCAGCAACACCAGCAGCATGTGCTGCAACAGGAGATCCTGTTGCAGCAAGAACTAGTGCAAAAATTAATTTATAAAGTAACTTTAACCCTTCATTTAAAAGTTTTATTAACTGTTTAATTAGAAAATCAAACATACCACCAATCAAATCATTACATAAAGTTACAATTTTATCTGCTGCTTGACGAATTGTTTGTCCTATAGCCGCAATATTTCCCTGAAGAGTTTTTAATTTTCTTAAAAGATTTTTGACAATTGATCTTATCTTATCAATTCTTGTATTTTTAACAGTATTTGCTAATGGAACCTGATATCCAATTGCAGAATTTTCAGAAAAAACTTGATACCCAACTTTTTGAGATATTGCATCTGCCTGTGCTGTAGTAACACTTGGCGGCGATGGATTTGAATTATCCTTTACTTCATTAGATTCTATTGATGAAGTTAATTTACTATTTTTTTTCACCGGATCAGAGAATCCTGTAAATCCTTCAAATGGAGATCTATAATTTAATGATGGGACTGAATCAGTTCTACCGAAGGTTGCTAAAATTACAGGAATTTGAGCATTATCACCATCTAAGAAAAATCCGAGAACTACATCACCTTGTTGTAATTGAACACCAGTAACAACATTTGCTGCTCCACTTCCTGCTGTGGTTGGAATCAAACACTGTGCCCAAGGAAGATCTTCATTTGGCAATTCTTCTTCACTATAAGGATGATATCCAATAATTCTAACCTTAAAGCGATTTCCCCAACCACCTCCAGATATTTGTTTTCCCATAGAAGAAAGTGGAGGAATCTGACCGATCCACCAACGAAATCCATCTCTACCGATAAAATGACTCTGAAGTAATGATTGATCTAACATTTATGTTTTTCTTGCCTCTACATTGACGCCAAAAGTATCACGGATGAGTTTCATAGAAGTATATGAATTTTCAACATCAAAGTGATGACATACTTCTTTAATCATATATAGTCCACTTTGTTCCTTATCAAATTCTTTGGCATTTGAATTTGTAATTTTTGGAAAATTACACTCAATAATATCTCCCGCCTTTAAATTAGTATTTGATGGAACCACAATATTCACAGACTGGGTAAACATAGTATTATATCTCATAAGAGATTGAGCTTGGTGCAAAGAAGGATCCGAATTTGCACTAGTAGATGCATCCTTTTCCATTGTTCCAATATCAAGAACAGCAGTTATAATTCTTGTGGGAACATCACCTAATGTTTTATCAGATCCTGGAGATAATGGTGGGAGTTTAAGACGATCACCAAGATTTTTTGCCTTATCTACATAATCACTTTGCTTAAATATTCCTTCTTCAGGTTTTGAAAAAGAAAAATTTAGTGGATTGAAAAACATTCTATGACTTGCATAAGTTCCTAAACGAAGTTTTTCAATTAAGTTTTGATTTTTATCAGTGTAATAATTTAGAATCTTAAAATCATTATTAACTTTTTTCTCATCTCCATCATAAGATTCTTGCGCTTCAGTATAAGTATAAATTGCTTTGGGTTTTTGTAATAATAAATCATCAAGAGATCTAAACTGAAATCCATCTTGCGTTTGATAGAATAAAAATCCAGCAGTAGCATTTCCCGAACTTTCTGGAACTGCTTTTGATGCTAACCAAACTAATACTGTGAATGGTTTTCTTAAGTTACCAATAAAACCATACTTATTTGAAGATTTATCTATGGTTCCAATTTTAGTTGTCTTTAAATAATCTTTTAAGATATTTTGAACTGAATCACTTATTCTAAGAGATGTTGGAAATTTTTTAGATACTCTTGATGTTTCATTGGTAATTGCTTCTCTTGATGTTAAATGTAATGTAAAAGTTTCTCTATTAGTTTCGGAAATAACATCAGTAATACTAGAAACATAAAAATAATCTTCTGATCTTTTTGAAAAGTCAAGACCAGGATTTGTTGAAGAATTTCCTGCAATTTTTAAAGAAAGTCGTTCACCACCTCTCAACGGCAATCCATTGTAAATTGATTGACGATCTCCATCTGGATTATCTGCTGGAGCAATTACATTACCATTATCAATTATTTTAATTTTTGCAGTAATTGTTGGGGAAAAAATATCTTCATAATATTCAAAAAGAATTGCACCTCCTATCAGATCAATCGTTCTAGATCCATCATTTGATTCTAAAATAAGTTCATTGTATAAAGACTTTTTAATTGACATTATAGGTACGCAAGATCGAGTAGAAGTTTATTCTTGATAAAATTATTTAACAATTTAGATTCACTGATTGTTGGTGTTTGTGATTGTTGTGGAGAAGAATAAGATACTTGAGGCATTTGTGGTTGAATATCTTCAATGATTAAAAGTTGAGGCCCTTTTCTTTCGGGAGTCATTGCATCAGGTTGTGTTACTCTTGAAGGTGGTGTTGTAATTTGTGCAGGTGTTTCTTTACTTGCTTGAGTATTAAATGGTGCAAATTTGCTATATTTTGTAAGTGCATCAAATCTTCCGGATAATTGATACTTATCCCATCCAGTTCCTGCTTCCCAATGAAGATGAGGTCCTGTTGCCCTTCCAGTCATACCAACTTTTCCTATTACCTCACCTTTCTTGACTGGACCTCCACGCTTATATCCAGATTGCATGTGCCCATATAAATGATAAATTCCAAGATTATCTTTCATTACTAAAAAGTTTCCCCATCCTTTTTCATAATCTGAATCGACAATTTGACCATCGGAAATTGCTCTTAATGGGGTTCCCGAAGGAACTAGCAAATCAACCCCACCATGATTTCTTCCAGCACCAAGACGATCACCAACTTTTGGATTTATATTTCCCACAGGAACTTGTCGTATTTGTGGTTGTATTGAAGGAGTAGAAACTGTTTGTTGAGAAAATGTAGTAGGTGTTTTTCTTGCCTGTTGAATTATAGATTGTTCTCTTCCAGTAAATCTTGCCTTACTGGCAGCATCCCATCCCCAAGGTTGTATTCCTCTTGTTTTAATTAAATATAATCCAGCTTTATCTTGTGTTTGTTGATCAAACCTATCAGAGACTTTAATTATTTTATTATCAACAATACCCTTTAAGGTGTCTGGAATAATTTGATATCTTCCAGCAGCAAATATACCAACTTTATTTGGACCAGAATACTGATTATTTTTTCTTTGCCTTTCCATAACTTCACCTACTGTCATATCAGTTAATTTTTTACTAAGTAATAGGGGTGATGTTGAACTTCCAGATCCATAAATTCCACTCATTCCATTACCACCTTGATTCATGGCATTATATCCATCACCAGTTCTATCACTACTAACAGATTCATATTTTGCAATAATATCAAGTGCTTCTTTATGAATACCAGTTACTGTTCTCATTTCTCCTTGAGATGTAGGAGGAAACATCGTATCAGGTCTATCTTCATCAAGTGCTGGTGCTTCTTCACCAGTTTCTAAAGACTTATTCAGTGGTGTTGTAAACAATTTGAATGTTTCTGTAAGGTCATCACCTAATCCTTGAACTGCAAGATTTAATTCATTAAAAGATTTTGCCACACTTCCGTCACTAAACTCATTCAGATCAAGATTAATAATCGCACTAAAAGAATTTTTCAAAACAGATCCAAAAGATTGTAGTATCAATTCCATATTACCAACCATATTATACATTGATTTTCCAAACATTTGAATTCTGGAAATAAATTCCTTTCCCATAAAAATCCATGTGGGTAAATTCTCTGCGATCCAACCAGCAAATGTAAATCCCAGAAATCCTAATAATCTACCAAAAGGCCCCTTATCACTTCTTCCAGCAAAAGCAAGTCCTAATGATGGTTTAGTTGATACTTTTGCAGACTCAATTTGATCTTCGAGTTCTTGCCTTTTAGATGCCTCTCTTCTTCGAGAACTAATAATTTCAGAATTTGCAAATAATTCCTTTTTAATTCTTGTATTTGATGAAATAATTTTAGAAATATTGGATACAGAATCATTAACTGTAGAAACACTTCTTTTCGTCTCAGATAAAGACTTAGAAATATTGTTAATGTTAATAGTAGATTTTTTAAGAGAATCTGTTACTATTGTCATATTACATCACCACATTATAACTTAACTGAGAATATAAAACATAAAAATTATCGGGGTTTGCAGAGTTGATTAAAGGAACATCAGATAATGCTCCATTTGTTAATGGAGCAATTGGTGGTTGATTTGAATTATTTGATGTTTTGATCATTGTCAACGATGGTTTTGGTTCTGGCAATTGTCCAACTTGTTGAGGCATTTTAAGTGGTATTGATACTTGTGCTGGTGATGGAGTTGTTTCTGAAGTTTGAGTGTTTGGTTGTGGAGAAACCACCGCAGGAGATGGATCTTTCAGTTTCATTTCATTCCAATCATATCCTTTCGTTTTTGCCCAATCTTTTGCTTGTTGCTTTTCTTCCTGACTCATCTGATTCCATGCACTTTCAATTCTACCTCTTGCGAAAGAATTATTTCTATATTGCCATGCTTGCTCAAATTTTGAAACCATATCAGCACTCGGTTGTGCTGTTGCTGGAGCAGGAGCAGGAGCAGCAGAAGATTCTGGGCTCCCCATCATTGGTGTTTGTGGTGTTGCTACTGGTGTTGGTGTTATTGGTGCCGATGGTGCCGTTTTTGGTGAAGCATCGGGTGATTTTTTTGAAGATGTTGGTAGTTTATTATTTTGATTACCACTTATAAAAATTTTTGCAATCTCATCAACCTTTTGATTTAATGCAGAATCAGTAAAAATGTTTTTACCAAATGCTTCAGCAATTTCATCAGCAGTAAAGGCAATACCAGCTACTGTTCCAATTGCTCCAAGTGGACCAGGTGCTTTAGCAGCAAAAGATAGGGCAGATAAAGTAGCATCAACAAATTCTTTATTGTTAAGATTCATTAATCCACTTAAAAAGGTAACAAATTTACCAACTCCCCCAAGCATCCCACCTGCTTTTGGGTTTCCTCCTGGTGAAGGAATTCTAGGTAATAATGCTGCAGCAATTGCTAGTGGTTTTGCAATTAGTAATCTTGTTAATCCAGAAGCAATTTTACCAATCGTATTCTTAACTAAAGAAAATCCAGTTCTAATCGCCAATAATCCACCACCAACTATTGCCAAATTCTTCAGAATATTAAACTTAATATCATTAAATAATTTTGTGTTATTTTCTTCAGATGCCCTCATGGCATCTACAACTTGCTTAGTTAACCAACCACCAAATAAAATTGCAAGAGCATTTTTAATATTTACAAAAACATCATTTACTTTTGGAACTAATCTTTGAACTGGGGCAGCAATTGCATTTTGTATATTCTGTTCAATCTCACTTTCTTTACCAATTCTAATTTTCCTTTCAGTTAATCTTCTTTCTCTTTCTTGTTCTTCTTTCGTTTTTGATATTTCTTGAGTATTATCTTGTTGAAGAAGTAGTGCAATACTTGCAAGACCAGTTCCTAATTTACCAATATCAGTTCTTAATGCCTGAATATTAGAACTAAATCCCAAAAGTGCTTGCTCTTGAGATTGAATAACTCTGGTATTTTGTGTGTCAACTTCTTTTTTTCTATTTTCAGATTCTAGTAATTCATTTCTGAAAACAGATCTATCAATTGTAGATTTTTTTAAAAGAGTATTCCTAACTTCCTGAGACAAAGGAGAACCAGTAACTGGATCAAATCCTGTAGTACTAACTTTTTCCGGATCTAACTCAGCCATTTGTACTGTTTTTTAGGTTTTCTTCTTCAATATATTGTTTAATAAGGGCAATATAAATCTCTCTCTCCCAAGGCATCATGTTTTCAAGTTCAGTCAATGAATATTTATGATGCTGCAAGAGGGAAAAATTAGTTCTATAGTATGACTCAAGATTTTCATGAGCCATTCCTAGGCGAAAAAACTTGTTAATCCTTCCAGAATCACTTCACTTTCAACTTGTGTATTTGGATTTTTAATTTTAAGTATATGAGAAAGTTTAGGCATAGTTGAAAAAAATCTTTCAATTTCTTTAAACTGATTAGATGTTAATTGTTCAATAAATTCCGAAAGTTCTTTTTTTGTACAATCAGATGCAGACCAAGATTCTTCTTCACTATAAACTTGCTCAATACAAGATAGGACTAGATCAAAGGTATCATCAACACTCATATTGAAATTGTTTCCAAAGTTTGTCTTAATAAATTCTTTCATTGATGGATATTTCATTCTAAGAGTTAGATTATCATCTAGTTTAATATCTTTAGAATGATTTTCATCAATCGTTACTTTAATCTCATCAAGATTAATGCTAACTGGAACTTGAGTTTTTTCATCATCAGGACAAGTGATCAAAACATCTACACTTTCTCCAACAGATTTTCCTCGAATATTTAAAAACAAATATTCAATATCAAAAGTTGCAAGTTGATCAACTTTAATTCCTTTTGTCAAAATACAATTACTAATTACAGTTTTAACCGCATCAGCAATTTGCTTCGAATCTTCACTTTCCATTGCAATAATTAAAATCTTTTCTTCCTTTACCAGAAAGGGACGAAATTTAATTTCTTTTTTAATAGATGGAATTTCTAAAGTATACGAAGGAGTTGCAATTGTAGGTAATGGCATAATAACCCATAAAATCAGATAAAATTATTTATCTGTACTTTTGAAGTCCTTTACCATAGAGAGATTCGTATAATGTTTCTCCAGCAGGATATAATTCAACTCCATTTGAAGGTATTGATCCTGGAGATCTTGGAACCAATCTTGGAGTAGGTTGCCTTGGTGCTTCCTGTTTTGGTTGCTTCGGATCATTATTATTATTTTCTCCTCTAAAAATATTTAAACTATAAGATTTTCCAATTACATAACGATCAATCTTAAATGTTGCTTGCATTTTCATTATATCAGACTGAGAGTATGAGACTGGAATTGATGCAATCGAATAAGGATATAGTCCTATAAAGGTATATTCAATTTCTTTATTATAATCACGATCAAATTTTATAATACTAGTTCTATTTGACTTGTAGTATTCTGGATATTGCATTCTTATAAAATATCCACTATCCACATTATCACTAATTGGAGGATTTGTTCCATCTATTGGATATGTAGAACCACTCGCCACAAATTCCATCCAATGCTCCAAAAATTTCAAAGTATTATAATTTTTATCAACATAAAATTCAAGACTTATATCTTGATATTGTCTACGATGAGCAAATGTTTCGGTAATTCCTATATAATTTCCAGCAACATCTACTGTAGCAATTTGAGTTGTTGGAAGAACAGCATTATTACATAATAAACCAGCATCTTCTGCAATAAATCTAGATGTAACTCCTCTCTGAAGAAGATATCCAGTTAGTTGACTAGGAAGACCTCCAAATTTAACTTGATAATGAGAAGTTTGAGCAAGATTAGTAAATAAAGGTCTTATATCTGATATTTTACGGGGCGTTGCCACTCTAAATACCTATTGTGAGTTTCTTATTGTAAGTATTTAGATGTCATATAAGGGAAAATATCAACCATCCTTTCCTGAAAAATATAATGGTGATCCAACAAATATCATCTATAGGTCTTTATGGGAAAGAAAGTTTTGTGTCTATTGTGATACAAATCAAAACATCATATCTTGGGAATCTGAAGAAAAAGCAATTCCTTATCGCTCACCAATAGACGGAAAAATTCACAGATACTACCCCGACTTTCTCATAAAAGTAAAAGAACCTAATGGTTCAATCAAAAAATATATGATTGAGGTTAAACCTAAAAAGCAAACTGCACCCCCTCCTAAACCTCAAAGACAAACAAAAAGATATATTAGTGAAGTTTATGAATATGCTAAGAATCAGGCAAAATGGGAGGCAGCAAAAGAATGGTGTGCTGATCGTGGTTATGAATTTAAAATCATCACAGAAGATAACCTAAACATCCGTTAATTAAATGGCACTCACAGGATACGAAAAACCATTAAAGGATTATACAAAGAAACAGTTGGTTGAGATAGCAAAATCATATACAGTTTATTATCAAACAGCGAGTGGGATAGGAAAACTTAGTGGATATGATAGATTAACTAAAGAAGTATTGATTAATATTATCAAAACTGATCTTGATTATGTTGAAGCAAATCCACAATTACCAAGAAGAGTTGGTTCGAAGAAAAAAACAAATCAGCTTAAAAATTTAAAAGAATCTTTATTAGGAGGTGAAAGACCAGAAGAACTTATGAATGAAATATTAACAAGATTGAGTGGAAGTGAAGTCTCTTTTCCAACTCCAGGAAAATATTATACTTACATCTATTATGCAAAAACACCAAGAATTCGTTATGATCGACATCCACTGATTCGTGCAGGTGATATTCTACCAAGAGGATTCAGAGGGTTTAATTTTCATCTTGGAAAAATCAGACAATATAATACACAAGATGGTGATCGATTAGTGAGTGGATTATATGAATTAAGTAGAGAAGAATTTAAAACTCTATTAACAATTCCTTACGGAAAATTAGTTCAGAACTAATAATAAATAGTTAAAAAAATAAATGTCGGATCCAAAACCTTTTTTAAGATATCCAATAAAAAATATTGGCAATCAAGACGATTATTTTAAAATTCAAATTATTAAATATGAACCACCTGGTCTCGGTTTAACCGGAGGTTTTGCATTACAGACAACAGAAAATGCACTAAAAGGTGTTAAAACTGCGATAGAAACTATTATACTTCCAATGCCAGCAAATATTCAAGATAATAATGCTGCGGATTGGACTTCTGGATCAATGAATCCTCTTCAAGGAGCAATTGTCAATGCTGCCTCTTCCGCTACTCTAAGTTCAAATCTATTTGGATCTCTTGCAGAGTCTTTTAAAAAATTTGGATCCAATCTTGACAGCGCAATACAAAGTGGAGAAGGGCAGCAAGCAATAGCAGCAGGAACTGCCGCTGCGGCATTGTCAGCAGCATTAGGTCAAGGAGATATAAATCAAATAATATCAAGAGCAAGAGGAAATGTATTTAACCAGAATGTTGAACTACTCTTCAATGGTGTAACACTGCGTCCAGCATTTAATTTCACTTTTGATATGGTTCCAAGATCTAAAAAAGAAAGTGACATGATTAAAAAGATAATTCGAAGTTTTAAGCAAAATATGACTCCAAGAAAAGGAACTCCCGAAAATTCAGGTGGAGGTCTTTTCGTTAAAGCACCAAATGTCTTTAAATTGCAGTACATGAGTGGAGGAATTCAACATCCATTCTTACATCGTTTTAAACCATGTGCTCTAACACAAATGAATGTAAATTATAATGGTTCAGCACAATATTCAACATATCCTGATGCAACACCAGTACATATGCAACTGACATTACAATTTCAAGAGTTATCTCCAATTTATGCGGAGGAATATGATAATACAGAAGAAGGTAGAACTGGAGTTGGTTACTAATGTCTTACTTTAGAGAACTACCAAATTTAGAATATCAATCTTTCCTCTCAGATAAACAGTCTGTTGATAATTATTTGCTTGTAAAGAATTTATTTCGTCGCGTAAAACTTCGTGATGATCTTCAAAATGTTTTTACTATCTTTAACAAATATCAAATTACAGATGGATCAAGACCAGATCTTGTGGCTGAAGAACTTTATGGAAGTAGTCAATATGATTGGGTAGTCTTAGTATGTGCGGAAATTACCAGAGTTAGAGATCAATGGCCACTTTCAAATTATCAACTTTACCAGTATGCTGAGGAACTTTATGGTAATGATTTAAATTCAATTCACCATTATGAAACAATTGAAGTTAGAGATTCTCAAGGTTGTTTGATTCTTCCTGCAGGAAAAATAGTTGATTCAAACTTCAAAATATCTTATTACGATAAAGGAAAAATTTATACAAATGATATTAGTTTAGGTGAAAACATTATAAGTATTCCAAATCCAATAGTAGGTATTAGCAATTATGAATATGAAGTAAGAAAAAATGATGAGAAAAGAACAATCTATGTCCTAAAACCAACTTACTTGCAGCAAATAATTAATGATACAAGAAAAGCAATGACTTATGATAGGTCATCGCAATATATAAACAACAGATTGATTAAAACCGAAAATACCAGAATATTAAATTCATAAAAAAAGGGAGTCCCTTGAACTCCCCAGATTATAGCAACTAATCAATCATCAGATGCTAATTTTGCAAAATATGAAAGAGCATCGTCATCATCATCCTCCACAGGTGCAGAAACTGCACGGGTTGGTTTCAGATTATTCAGTTCGCTACGAAGATCATCATTGAGTTCCTTTGTGGAACCGCGATAATCATCTTCATCCTCAACTTCTTCATCAATACGATTCGAAGTTTTAGCACCCAGAACAGAATCAAGACGCTTCTTCAGTTCATCATAAGTCTTGTATTCGCTAGGAGAAGTGAATTCTGCAAGAGAATACTGCTTCTTCCAGATTGCTTCCATAGCATCATCATCGTCCAGAAGAGCACCCTGAGCGGCAAATTCGCTGGAGTCATAGTTACGATAACCAGCAACGTTCTTTGCCTTCAGTTTGAAGTTAGCACCTTGCCAGAAATCAAATGGATCAATAGGAGACTCATCTTCAAATTCAGGTTGCATTGCCTCAGTAAGTTTGTCAAAGATTTTCTTACCATACTTGAACAGGAAGACCTTACCTTCATTATCAGGATTTGCAGGATCCTTCACAACATAGATATTGCTTACATAAGTCAGTTTGCGCTTTTGCTTACGTGCAACTTCTTTACCAGCATCAGTGCCGTTGTTCCACAGACTAGAATTATACTCACAAACAGGACACTTTTGCCCATTCAGAGTGGTCAGGCAGTTATCAATCAACCAACCACCAGGCCCCTGAAAGGCATGAGAATAAACCTTCACAAAGGGAAGATCTTCTCCATCGGGAGCAGGAAGAAAACGGATTACGGCATAACCATTACCGCTTTTATCAACGTCTAACTTCCAAAGACGGTCATCAGAAGAACCGCTAGTAGTATTCATTTTTTCGACTTCTTTCACCAGTTTGGCGGTGAGAGAACCAAGTTTGGATTGTTTCTTAAGATCGGCAAAGCCCATTTAGATACCTCGGATAAATTGGATTCGTTGGATTACTTGTATAGTATAGCAAAGATTGCTAGATTAGTCAAGATACTTCTTGAGAGATTCAATCGTTTTGTTCATACTTGTGAACAAAACCTGAATATCAGTTTCAGGAGGAAATCCCATTATAGCAACTGATTTTCTCAAATTCTCTTTCATTTCTAATGCTGCTGGGTCATCAGAAAGAGATAATCTAGTATACATTATACGTTGTTTATCAAGCAAAATTGTAAGTTTTTCAATATGTTCTAATTTTTCTTCACGATCCATCATAGCAAAAGTAAGAATACTTCCGTAAAGTTCTTCTTGTAATTTGTTAATTTCTTTCAGTTCATCCTGAATAATTTCAGAATCAAAAAATTTACTCATCTATAATTTCCCGTAAGATTTTTTTGTATGAGAACACGTCAATATTTAGAAAGGGTTTGTATTTTGATATTTTTAAACTTACGGTTTCCCATACAGGATCCAAAAGTTTCTTATCAAAATCTTTTGAAAAGTGAAATATTTTGTCGTAGATTACGAAGTTTTCGATAAATAATCTCCCGCTTAGAAACCTTTTGAGAATTGGTGGATGACCTTTGGTGCAATTGAAGACATCGTTCAATTCGGTTTCCGAGAACAATTCTGTCGATTGCTCCTTGAACAAGTAACTCAAACTCTGCTGTCTTCGCATCCACTCTGCATATGTTCTTTCTCCAGAATTGATAATTTGTCCAATCCATAAATTCTGCGGGTTGTCTGTTGATATGAAATTTGCTACTAAAAAGTCTACGACTTCTTTATCATTATACTTTCTTGAAGTTTTCTCAAAAAAATATTTATCGCGCCGTTTGTTAAAAGAAGTGACTGATGCTCTAGTTTTTGCACCATATTTGAAAAAATCATATTTAGAGTTAGTAAAGTGGTTTTTTAGTGAAAGATAATGTTGATAGCATTCAAAGGGACTCATTAGATAGGCAAACAAGCACGGGAGGTCTTTTTCATAAAATTGAGACGAATTGCATCCCACTTCAGTCGTTCTTTAAGAGGTTTTGAAATAAGTTTCGTAACTGATTCTATTTCAAGATTATTAATTTCACAATAATGGCATATTGCATCAATATAATTCATTTTTTCAAGTGCCACAATGCTTTCGATTTCCAGAGCAAATTTAGAAGGAGTTAAAAACTTATTTTCTATTGCTTTTTCTAGTTCTTTATTTTGTTCCATACTGTTCCAGTTTATCTCTAACAAACTCTCTAATGTATTCGGTGAGTAGTTTGATGTACTTTGATTTGTCATATTCTTCATAGACGACGCATTCTCCATTTTCGCAAGCCATAATGATTACCAGTTTTTTAACAGAAATACCTGTTAGTTCATACAGCATACAACCATATGCCATACATTGAACAAAATAATGTTCAATCCACTCGCGTGGTTTTGGTTTTTTAGAAGTTTTAAAGTCAATTATTGCCAGTTCGCCATCAAACTCCCCTATACAGTCAACAGTACCTGCAATTCCAAGAACTTTGCTGTATAAAGACCCTTCAAGAGCATGAATATTATTTATACGATTCAGATCTTTCTTAGCAATATCAAATAAAAACTGAGATAAAGGTTGAACTTCTGGAAGATCATCATTCTTCAAATGATGCTCAACTAGCGTGTGCATATCTGTTCCACGACTAGTTGCTTGTTGCGTGATCTTGTCTGCTTCTTTGTCGCCAACCTTTTTGCGCCATTTAACAAATACCTGGCGATTTTTATGACTGGTAACAGAAGTAATCGAAACTAATCTTAAAAGTTGATCTAAATCTGGAACCTTATAATATCGAATGCCATCTATAGTCTCCCTTTCTAACTTAGGGAGTTCAATATCAACATGATTAAATTTTTGACCATGAATTTCATTATATTTTTCAATCAAAGAGTTTGTCATTAAAATCCAGCATCTATTTTTGCAATAATGTATTCTTTAACAAGTCCAGAACGAACAATGTCTTCTACACCAAATTCAATTATATCAAAAGAAGGCATTTTACGCAAGACTGTCATAAAATCTACAATACCATTACGCTCATTTGTTTTTACAAGATCTGATTGAGTTCCGTCTCCACAAAAACAAATTTTTGTATTTTCACCAACACGAGTGATAATAGAATCCAATTCATGGAAATTAAGATTTTGAAACTCATCTACAATAATAATAGCATTGTCAAGAGTTGTTCCACGAAGAAATGAAGTGCTCCAGAACTTAATCGTTTCTTGTGATTTTAGATTGCCATAGAGCATTTCAAAGTCAACATCGGAAGGCATCTGAAACATATACTTCACCATATTCTTATAAGGAATTTGGTAGATATCTGCCTTATCATCATGTGTTCCTGGAAGAAACCCGATCTCACGGGTTGCAACTAATGAACGAACAAGATAAATTTTTTCATAAGGAGTTCTTTCATCAAGAACATCTTTCAAAGCATTGAATAGAGTAATAAAAGTTTTACCAGTTCCGGCACATCCATAAGCAACAACATGTTTACCTTCGGCATAAGAATCAAAAAGTCTTCTTTGATTATTAGTAAGAGGATCAATATCAATTAAATATTCACTACTTAATGGTTTTTTACGCTTTGATTGACGAGTGGTAAGACCAACACCGATTGGTTGATCTGCTCTTTTTCTTCTTGCCATTAGATTTTCTTTACAGTTGATTTTGGTGCTTTGCTTGCACGATCTAAAACTTCATTCCATCCTGGATTTCTTGCGATGAGTTTATCTTTCCATTCACCGACTTCTCCGGGAGAAGGGCAAGTAGAAGGATCAGACCAGTCACGAGTCCAGTCTGAATTATCTATTTTCCACTGATCCCAGGCGTGGACACTCATTTCCACTTCTTTCTGTTCACCAGTTTTTGTATTCACTACAGGATATGTTGCCATAAGTTACAAATTCAAGATAATTTATTTATTATGGACTCAACCGTGCTTTATGAAGACGCTTTTCTTCATAATAACCCCAAACATTTGGTGCCCATTTTTGAATTTCGGGAGCAATTTGTTCACTTAATGCCTGAATTTCAAGTTGAGCATCCAACTTAGCACGAAGATCAAGAATATGAAGAATAGAACGAAGATTGCAAGAAACTACAAAGTTTTGACGAATTCCTTGTGCTAGACCATCACGAATATGTTCTTCACACATTCCCTTTTCATACTTCACAGCATAACGCTTACATCCTTCTACATACCATTTCATCTCATCATCATAATCTTCTTGAGTCCATTCATACTTCTTACCCTTACGATTGGTATAGAAACCAGGAGGACGAGAATAGAAAACTTCATCAGGTTTCAATTCTCCTTGTGCCACCTTCACAACTCTCTTACCAGTGTATCGTTGAGATTGAACATCAAACGTCACACCTACCCTGTGAGTCCTTGCTTGCACCATAACGTTGTGGACATACCCAGACACCGAGAATGTAATACCGGGGTGTTCTACAGGTCCCCAGTGCCCTCTCTCGTTGCTTAGAAGTTGCTCCACAATCCACTCACCACACTTCTGCGGTGTAGGAATTTGTTGATGATGAATAGGAATTTCCGAATAGTCACACTTTCCTGCTTGGTAAATTACCTGCTCTGGAATTGGATATCCTTGAAGTTTTACTACTTCAAGTCTCTTATCAAGTTCAAGAAGATCTTTTGCTTTAATAGGTCTCATTTCTTTCCAAATCCTTTTGATGTTTTTGCTTCAAGTTCTGCAAGTTCTTGTTTTACAACTCGCAATTGTTGTTTCATTTCTACCAGTTGCTCATCAGAATAAAGATGATCTTGTTTACTCAATCTTTCAAGCAACTTTACCAGTTCTTTTGCTCTATTCGTCATCTAAATCACTATCCTCAAAAATTTCGTCATAATCTAAAACTGCCCGTTTTCTCATCGGTTCCATAGGAGTATAAGCAGAAACATCAGAATAGATTTCTGCCTTTAATGAATCCACAAGCAATTCCATATTACGAACGATAAGTTTTAATTTTTCTTTGTCCATATCTTGCAATACTCTCGTCTTATTTTACATAAAAAAAGGGAGGATGTCAATCCTCCCAGTTTCAGGCAACTTGTGGTTTTTTTGCCATATTCAGTTGTGCTACTTGAAGGAGTTTTTCCTTCTTTGCTTTTCTTTTAAGATAGCGAACGAAATAAGTGTTCATTTGTGCCCCTCCTTTACATACTTAATACCACGATAGGTTTCGTTGTATTGTTGGGGTTGCTGCATCATTTGCTGTTGGTATTCAATACGCTTTTGGGTATCATATTCAACACCACGATATACGACTTTGGACATTAGGTTTGCTCCTTTACTTTTTAGGTATTGGTGCGTTGCTTCCCAAATGGTACTTCCGTCGCGTGTGCGATCAACGTACTGTATATATTAGCATAAAATCAAAAAAGTAGCAACTGATACCAAAACTGTATCATGCTGCTACCTTTTTAAAAAACTATCGCGTGAGAAATTTTTGGGGGAAATTTTTTGCCCCCTCAGGGAAATCACTTTCGCTTTTTAGTTTTGGAGGGTGAAGATTTATATCCCCAAAGTCTTGGATTAACTCTACCGTATCCCCAATCAATTTTTTTCACGGCGTTAGGGCCAAATTTATCATAATACAAATCAAAGATGCGAACTCTTGTTCCTCTACAAAGATCCATGCATCTATTTCCATCAACTTCGTAAACTACAATATAAGCATCAGTAGGAAAAGATGGATCCTTTATAGTTTCATTTGTAGCATTTTCTAGTAAAATTTCACATCCATATTTGGGAGGAATATCTTTTTTTTCTTCTGGTGTCCATTCCATTTTGAGTGTTTCCTCTTTTACACTACTAACTGTGCTCACGAACGACCCCCCCATTGAATGTCGGGATATGCTTCAGAAATAATTTCCTTGGTAATTTTATACTTAGTTTGAAGTTTCTTATCCTTACAAAGACACAAAATTTCTGCTTCCAAAGGATGAAGACCTTCTAAAATATTAATGAACATCGTTTCTCTACGAAGAGAACTCAATGAATCATTTCCTCCCTTTACAAAATTATATAATTTTGTATATTCTTTACGAATTGTAGATCTTCCTTGATCCTGAGATCCAAGTGAATTACTTCCAATTTCTTGCATTTTTACTACAGCATCATCAATTTTTTCAGAAAGAGTTCCACTGAAAGAATTTTGCTCACCAACACTAGAATATGGAACTTCCCCTGGAGGAAGCAATGATACTATGGTTTCATCAAAATTCCAAATAAAAATTGCCTTTAAAGAACTATCTTCGTATTTCTTTAAAATTTCTACTTTCTTAGAATTTGTTCTTTGCTTAGAAACAAAATTTAGTACTTCAAAAATAAAAGGATTTTTTGGTAATTCTAAATTTTCAGAATTTACTACTTTCAACTGATTTGTTTTTGGTTTAGTAGTAGTTTTTTTTGTTACTGTCATACTCATAAAAATCAAAGTTTATATTAATTTAAAAATATTTAGTCTTCTTCATCATCAAGTTCTTCATCATCAAAAAAGTCTGGATTGAAACTTATTGCAAGAACCTCATCAGGAATAACATTTCCATTATCATCAAAAAATTCTGGATGAAGTTTTGGTCTATCTTGATAATTCATCATATATTCTCTCGCAACCCAACCACCAATAAGTCCGACTATGAGAAACATTACAATTAAAAAAGAACCGAGAACTAAACTAACTGCTAACATTTCTTTTCTCCGGGAAATTACTTTTTCTTGTTCCTAGACTTTAAGGAAAATTCAAAATAGATAGTTACTTCCCGATTTAGAAAGCAAAATATCTTTTCAAAAATAATATGAAATGGTTGAATTTGCTTTCTTTTTCCTCCATGGAGTAAAACTTCAACACCACGATTTCTGTGGTCATTATTATTTAGGTTTGTATTAGACAATTTTTTGTTCTTTAAGATATTCAATAGTATCTGTACAACCACCTAGTTTCTTATCATCACAAAGCACTTGAGGAAATGTTGATCCTTCACCAAATTCAGAATAAAATTCTTCTCTGGTGAAGTCTTCATTTAGATTATAAACCACAAAGTTACTTCCTGTCAACTCCAAAACTTGTTTAATCTTATAGCAGTATGGGCAATTATCTTTGGTATATACGGTAAAATTCATATTTCGGCAAAATTTTTATGGTTAATATTATACCACATTTTAATGCAGTATGCAATAAATTAGAGAATTTTATAAACCTCTTGGGAATACTTGTCCAACACTTGGTCTCACTACCACTCCACCTCCAGTAGTTCCTACTCCAACAAAAATACTATTTTTCCAAATTGGAAGCATGGTGCTACGATCAATTTCGGTTGATCCATAAGATACAGTAGACAATATTCCACTGATTTGTATAGTTTCAGTAACTCCACTATTCAATATAAATGGTGCAGAATAGGCAGTAGTAGAATTGGCAATTGAAATTGAAGCATTAGTATTCAGACCAACAATACCTATAGTTTGAGTGAATCCGGTTTCTGTAGATCCTACGGAAACCATCATCATCGTTGCTCCTATTGCAGAAACAGTTTGAGTGAATCCGGTTTCTGTAGATCCTACAGAAACCATCATCATCGTTGCTCCTATTGCAACAGTTTGAGTAAATCCAGTTTCTGTAGAACCAACTGAAATAGTTCCTATTCCCAAATATGCCATCAGTTAGATGTCCTAATCCAAAGATCAATAGGTCTATTGGTATTATAGTTTGACAAGCAAGTATAAGTTATACCATTAAGTTCTACAGTATCACCCCAAACACCAGTATAACTATTAGATATCAGAAGACTTTGTGAGATTTTTCCCAAATAATGAACATCACCATATTGAGAATATGGTCTAAAGAAATATCCAGAAGTATTTGCACCATCAAACGGCGATGGATAATCTAAACTACGTGTTCCACTTAAAAATAATCCTTTTTGAGGAATTCCAACATCTTTAATGGGAACTTTAAAATTAGCATAGTTAGAACCAAGAGAAATACTAATCCACTTCGAAATTCCAGAAGACGGATAATAAGATCCTGATTCTAAATCATCCGTATCAAGTCTAAAAATTCCACGAACAATATTTCCATTTGGACTACTAAAAGCATAAATGAACCATGGAAGATTGCCAGATGCTTCATATGCGACAAAAGATTCTGAACCATTTGTACCAAATTCTTCTGCGCCAGTTCCTTCTCCACCACCCGGAGTATATGAATATGAACCATACCCATTAATTTCACTTCCAGGAGTTCTCCCATAATAACTGAGTCCTGAAGGTCTTAAAGGGGTTGATTGAGATGTAGTACCACTAGTAGAATCCGCTCTTCTTGGATGAAACAGTATTCCCCAATCAGATCCAGTATCCCCATCACGAGTTTGCAAAACCCAAGCAACTCCAGAAGCACCAGATTTAGATGTAGCATCATTTGGAGTTGCTTGAATATTAATAATACTTGAATCACCTATAGCAGTTACCCAAGCATCTAATTCTTGATGTAGTTTATATGAGGGATCAGATGAAACCCATCCGGTGCTAGTGATCCAGTTTGCATCTGCAGCGGTGGTCCAAGTTGTAGTTGCGATTGCCATTTTGCTATCCTTAGTTTGTATTTTAATTTATATAGATGAATTTTTCAATTTACTTTAATCCATAATTGTGAAACTACACCAGAAACAGTATAATTACCTAAGCAAATATAATCTGAAGATTCAATATTAATTGAATCTCCCCAAACACCAGTAGATGAATTTGAAACTAAAAGATCTTGAGTTATCTTACCAATATAATGAACATCTCCATATTGAGGTAATGTTCTAAAGAAAAATCCAGCAGTATTTGCATTATTTACAGGACCTTTTGACACAAAATTCAAATATCCTGATAGATATAATCCTTTAAAAGGAAGTCCTAGATTTTTTATTGGAGACCAATAATATGAAATTGCACCACTATTATCAGCATAGAAATATATCCATTTTGAAATACCAGATGGTGGATAATACGAATTTGGAGTTAAATCATCAGTATTTAATCTAAACATTCCATATATTCTTCTATCAGTTTTAGCAGAATTTTCATAAGAATATAAAAACCAAGGAGTATCTCCAGTTGCATCATATGCAGTAAAAAAGTTTGCGGCAGATCCAAGTGTTTCAGCACTTAATGCAGCATATCCAAATACTGAGAATGATCCATAACCATTATTTGAACTTCCAGATGTTCTTCCATAATAATTGTGCCCAGTACCACCTAAATTAGGCCATTGATCTGTATAATAAGAAGGATTAGAATCCGCTCTTCTTGGATGAAACAGTATTCCCCAATCAGATCCAGTATCCCCATCACGAGTTTGCAAAACCCAAGCAACTCCAGAAGCACCAGATTTAGATGTAGCATCATTTGGAGTTGCTTGAATATTAATAATACTTGAATCACCTATAGCAGTTACCCAAGCATCTAATTCTTGATGTAGTTTATACGCAGGGTCAGATGAAACCCATCCGGTGCTAGTGATCCAGTTTGTATCTACAGTGGTGTTCCAAGTTTGTGTTACAACAGCCATTTACTATTCCTCCATTTTTAAAATTGTGAGATTAACTTCTATTGAAGTTGAAATTCCAGATAAATTATTTACCGACATATAAATTATATTTTCTTCCGGATCATCGTCATTATATCCTATAGGAACTGGACCAGTTTTAATGGTTGTTGCACCAGCAGAAACAAATTCTGCTACAATTCCGCTTCCAGAAGTTGGATCTATGTTTATTGGTCTAGAAGCATCGTTACTTCGTGAATCACTATCAGTATATATGCGAATCCATGCGGCAGTAGAAATACCAACCTTCAAAATACTATAAGTTTTAAATCCAAAAATATCAGTATTTCCTATTCCACTAGAAGAAATTATCTCAGTAATTCCAGTTACAGTTATTCTTGATGGAGTTGGAAGATTTGTCAATCCAGAACCATCACCAACAAATGAAGTTGCGGTTACTACACCAGAAACTAAAACATCTCCAGTAACAGTTAATTTAGATGTTGGACTTGTGGCTCCTATACCAACATTAAAGTTCTCATCTCCTACTAACCAATACTTAGAGTCATTAGCATCAGTTCTTATACCAACGGCAAATTGAGTATCTTTTGTGGCGTCTGGTGAGTCAAAAAGATTATTAGCATCAACTCCAGAACCAAAAATAATCTTATTAGATGCTGATGTAGAAATACCAGAATAATTACCCAAGAAAGTGTTATTATTTCCAGTGGTGTTGTTGCATCCTACATTTCTACCAAAGAAGTTATTATAACATCCAGTGGTGTTACAGAATCCTGCACAAATACCAAAGAAGTTATTATAACATCCAGTGGTATTATTAGATCCAGCATTACGACCAAAGAAGTTATTAGAAGATCCAGTAGTGTTGGCAATTCCAGATTGATAACCAAAGAAGTTATTATAAGATCCAGTGGTGTTGTAAGATCCTGCAAAAGCACCAAAGAAATTATTATAACATCCAGTAGTGTTACAGAATCCTGCACAATTACCTAAGAAGTTATTACCACATCCAGTGGTGTTGTATTTTCCTGCACAAGAACCAAAGAAGTTATTATCAAATCCAGTGGTGTTTTCTCTTCCTGCACTAGAACCTAAGAAGTTATTACAAGATCCAGTGCTTCCTTCAACTGTATTAATAGTAATTACAATATCATCAGTTACTGAAGAACCACCAACAGTAAAACCATCAATCGTAAGTGTATTTCCTTCATTATAATTTTGTCCTTCTATTACAATATCAACTATAGTAACATCACCATTACCATCTCTGATGACACTAAAAGTTGCATCAAAACCATCGCCACCAGTTCCAAATACATTGAGATAAGAGTTATTTGCTTCTCCTACTAATGTGGTGAAACTTGTGATACCTATAGATGTTATTCTACCTTTTCTTCCTCTTCCTGCATTAGTACCTAAGAAGTTATTTCTACTTCCAGTGGTGTTATATCTTCCTGCACTACATCCAAAAAAGTTATTGCAACTTCCTGTGGTACTATAATATCCTGCATAAAGACCAAAGAAGTTATTACAAGATCCAGTGGTGTTGGAAGATCCTGCACCAACACCAATAAAGTTATTATTATTGCCAGTAGTAATAGAAGAACCAGTAAATATATCACCAATTCTTACATTTCTATCACTAAATCCTAAGACACCACCAATCTCAAGTTTTGTTTGTGGATTTGTGGTTCCGATACCAACATTAAAGTTCTCATCACCATTAATCCAAGAAGTATTACTTACACCAATTGCTAATTGATTATTGCCAGATACATTAGGAAGTTGAACATTATCTCCAATTGCTATGTTATAAGATCCAGTGGTATTATTAGATCCAGCACCAAATCCAAAAAAGTTATTATTACTTCCAGTAGTGTTCGCTGCTCCACTAAGATTTCCAAAGAAGTTATTATTGCATCCAGTGGTGTTTAGAATACCTGACTGTGAACCGAAGAAGTTATTATAACATCCAGAATTATATTCTCCCTCACTCAAAAAAGGAAGAAATGAAGAACCCGCAAAAATACCAAAGAAGTTATTGCTACATCCAGATGCAGCAACACCGGCACCAAAACCAAAGAAGTTATTATAAGATCCAGTGCTGTTAGCAACTCCTGCCAAATAACCCATATAGGTATTTGCACATCCAGTGGTGTTACCAAGACCTGCACCAGCACCAATATAGTTATTACCATATCCAGTGGTGTTACAATAACCAGAATACTTACCAAAGAAGTTATTACCACATCCAGTGGTGTTGTCTTTTCCTGCACCCTCACCAAAGAAATTATTATAAGATCCAGTGGTGTTATTAAGTCCCGCACATCTACCAAAGAAGTTATTATCAGATCCAGTGCTTCCTTCAACAGTATCAATAGTAAATGTAATATCATCAGTTCCGGAAGAACCACCAACATCAGCACCATCAATCGTAAGTGTATTTCCTACATTATAATTTTGACCTCCTATTACAATATCAACTGTAAAAACATCACCATTACCATCTCTTTCAACAGAGAAAGTTGCATTAGAACCATCACCACCAGTTCCAGATACATCAGAATAAGTATTGTTTGCTTCTCCTATTAATGTGGTGGAACTTGTGATACCTATAGATGTTATACCTTTTCTTCCTCTTCCCGCATTAAAACCAAAGAAGTTATTACAAGATCCAGATGTAATGCCATTACCAGCATTAAATCCTACAAAGAAATTATTCTCCGCACTTGTAATGGAAGGTAATGATGTATTACATGAAATAAAGTTTGATGTGCAGCAGGCAATGATTGCACCAGAACTACCACCCACCCCAGTTAATCCAGAACCATCACCAAAAAATGAAGTTGCGCTAACGATGCCAGATGCGGCATCTATAACAACATCTCCTACCTGAAGTCCATGTTCTACTCTAAAATTTTGAGTGCTAATCAAAATCTTTCCCTCTTATTCTATAAGAGTATTTATTCTTTTTCTATCGCTTCAAAAATTTTATCAATATTATACAAGTCTTCATTCTCATTAAATGGATATTCATGTTCTACTCCATTAAAATCAAAGTCAAACAAATAACTTTTAGGAAGTTTAAAATTATGAGGTTTGATAGTTTCAATATTAGTATGCATATCATATCCAAATACTTTGGGACTTGTGCCGTTCCAAAGAACTACAGAAGGAATTTTAAGTGCTGCTGCAGCATGTTGAAGACAACTATCAATTAATATTCTCTTATCACTCTGAAGAATGATACTTAAAAATTCTAATGTGCTCAATTGCATTTCATTATTATATTCAATAATATTTGCATTGACACACTTAGAAGAATTTATTTTTGTGCATTGATAAATTGTATATTTCTTATGATACTTATCTACAATTTGTTGAGCAATATCATAGGGCATATCTCTTGCCCACATATAAGGTTTTGCATCAGAAGAGATCAATCCACCATTTGTATGAATTACCATAACAGGTTTTTTATTCTTTTTCCAAATTTTCTCTGAAATTTGTTTCTGTAACGGATTGAATACAATTTCTGGCATTTCACCCTTGTATTCTAATCCATACATCTTACACCAATTTTGAATGAGTGGAAGTTTTTTGTGAATATGATCCGTTGTAAAATAAGGTTCGTTATGAAAAATCAATGAGTCTTGATTTTCAATATAATTCTGATAGAAATAATTTGTGTTATTTAATTGATAAACTCTATCCACAAAGGGAAGATTCATAAACACATCAGTATAAACACACACAACAATAAGTTTTCTGTGTGGATGATTATTTTTTATACATTTGGCAACTGCTGTTGCAGCAATGTGTTTTCCTAATCCGCCTTGAACGTGAAAAATACTATACTTGTCTTTCATTATAAAATCTCAATAATTACCAAGGAAGTTCTTTTGAAATTGTTTTAGGTGCTGGTGGATTTTCAATAGAATTAATCCAGGAAGCATTATTAACTTCATGATTTCCAAGATTTTCACCAAGTCTTTGTCTTACCCAACCGAGAACAATTTCCTCAGTTAAATCTTCATAAGAAATAAAATTCTCAATATTTTCTGTTTTTAATTCAACAGTATCACCAGATTGAGTAGAAATATTTCCATTGGTACTATGTACACTATAACTTACTTCGGAAACAATTCCCAAATCGTTATTCAATTCTCCCATTCTATCAATTTTCCAAGTATGTGTGATTGTCATTTTATTTTACTATTTGAATTTGATTTTTTCTTGTCTTGACATATTTAGGAAGTGTTTGAATATATGGATTAGTTCTCCAAAAATTCATTCCATTACATTTTTCCAATACATATGATGAAAGAATATCTATTGGTTTTGGTGCAGTATTTTGAAGTTCCTTGCGAACTTCATGCATATCAGAAAGACCATAAGTTTTCATATCTTCTTCCCTATTATGATTTTGCAAATCATTAAATTCATGCTCATAATATTCTTCATCAAGAAAATCATAAAGTTTTTTTAATGTCTGTTGTGGTTTTTTAACAAGGTCTTGATATTCAACAAGATGTAATCTATCACCAAATCCTTGATTTACACCTTCCATTATTGAACTTAATGATTGTCCAAGAATTCCACGATCTCCAGCAATATACTCACAACGATTATCATCACTGATAGGAATATTCAGTTTTACTAATTGTTCATCAATAAAATTAATTCTAGGATTACCTTCTTCATAAGGATTACGACGAATCATCATAATCATTGAAGTTAGAATTTCCTCAACATCTCTGACTGGACAAATAATCTTTGCTTTCTGACCAATGTAACCTTCAATATAAGATACTCTTGCAGTCCATGCACGATTTTTATCAATGACTACTGGACGATCAATATCACTATAAAATTGATTGATAATATTAGAAATAATTAAATGTGCCTGATCTGGTTTTGGATAACCATGAAAAAGTTCATCATTTGTTAAATGATTTTCCACAGCAAACATTGTAGAAAGTACTGGACTTGAAGGGCCAGAATAAAATCTTGGATTTTGATTAAGTATTGATGATAGCAATGTACTTCCTGCTCTGGGAAGACCTGCCATAAAATAATATGTTTTTCTTTCAGGAAATATTAACTGTGATTTCATAGAGTGAATATACTTTCAATATATTATACGATACTTATTGAATAAAATCAAATTTTTTATATTTTTACTGGGATTCCTTCACCCTCTGGAAGTTTTTCTCTGTATGTATTTAACATTGATATATTTCCTGAAGGAAGACCAAGTTGCCCAGGTAATTGCTTATCTGTAGTAGAAGAAATATCAATTACCTGATCCATAATAAATTTTTGCTTTCTATAAGTTCTTTTGTGCGAATCAAAGGATACCATCATTATTGCATCAGTTTCCTCACCACAATGAGAAATTACCCTTCCTGTAGAAGTTTCAATCACCACCCAATAGTCATTCATTCTTTTTTAAGGTATTTGTCTTATTATAGATTATTTTTGGCGATCTGTAAAGTTGTGGCCAAGTATCACGAATTATTTCTGCAAGTTTATAAGGAGTTGTTGTAGAAATCATAATAATTAAAATAATGGAGGAACTTTTCTTGGACGATAAACCACCAATTCATTTTCGGCAATTTGATTCTGCCATTTTATGATTGCTGATAATCTTTCGGTTGTAAAGAAGTCTTGGTTCATATACCACTCATTCCACTTTTGATGACCTTTTGAATTGTTGCAATCTTTACAGGCACAAACTAAATTTGTAATTCTATCAGTTCCACCATTTGCTCTTGGTGTAATGTGATCTAAAGTAAGATTTTCTTCACTTTCACAATATGCACATTTGAAATTCCATTGTTCTTTAATTGATTGTCTCCATTTTCTTTTTGCCTCCGAACTTGATGTTGCTTCTAGATTATAAAGCAATTCTTCTGAGGTTGAATAGAGCATTCGTAATGTGCGAATCTTAAGTATTTAGATTCTCAAGTCACTACAATTTAATTCTCCCAGTTTTTATAAATGTTTCTAAAATACAAATCAACTTCATCTAAATCATCCAGATGAACATCACAAGTGTAGTTATGATCATCACACCATTCTAATGCAATTTCATGAAATTTTTGCTCACGCATAGTTCTTTCAACTCCATAAGTTCTCGCAAATGAGGACATTATGAAATTCCAGCACTGATCTTCGCGTTTCATTCTTTTCCTTTCAGAACTTCCTCCCAGTCCTTCTGGAATAACTCCAGTCCTTTATCCGTTAAAATATTTTTATACATTCCCCAGAATACAACTGGAGGAATTGTAACAACATCAGCACCATAAAGTGCAGATTGTTCTACTTGTCTTACATCACGAAGAGATGCGGCAAGAATCTGTGTGCTGGTTCCTGAGTAATCAAATGCCTTACGGATATTCTTGATAAGTTCAATACCATCTACAGAATTATCCATCCAACGACCCACGAATGGTGAAATATAAGTTGCTCCTGCCTTTGATGCAAGTATTGCCTGTGCTACCGAGAACACAAGAGTTACATTTGTTTTGATACCAAGTGAGGAAAGATGCTTACATGCTTTCAATCCTTCTACGGTACAAGGAACTTTAATTGTAACTGCTGGTGAGATTGTATAATAATTTTTTGCTTCTGTAAGCATTTCCTCTGCCGTATCTGCAACGACTTCTGCCGAAATGCTTTCTAACTCTGGGAATGTTTTTCCAATTTCACTAATAACTTCTTGAAGTTGTCTACCACTTTTAAGAATCAAAGTGGGATTTGTAGTAACTCCATCCAGTAGTCCAGTATCATATGCTGAACTAATCATTGAAACGTCTGCTGTGTCTAAAAAGATCTTCATAAAAGAAAAAGAACTCCTTAGTAATTATAAGAAGTTCTTTTTAGAGTGTCTATGAATTGTTGGGATTTGAAGATATTATTCAATACTTTTCCAAGCAATAGATTCCATTCTTTTCCACAATTGCAGAACATGTATCGCACCAATCTCCACAGCACATATAAGTAATTTTATTAAACTTACGAATATTTCCAGAATGTATGTGACCACAAATTACTCCGTCATATTTCTTATCTCTCTGAACACAAAATGATGCAATATCAGTCTCATATTGATTGATATAGTTCTTACCCCGAACACTATTCTTCAGTGCATAAACCAAAGAGAATCTGAAGAATCTTTCCAGTAACAAACTGATCGGTGTAATCAATTCATATCCTTTATTAAACATTAATTGTTTCCAGGAACCGGATGAATACTCGGAATACTTATCTCCATGAACACAAAGAAACTTATTTCCCTTTGAATCTTTATGCGTATATTCATCTACCATTCGGAAGTTCTTATGTTCAAAATCACAGTAGCGACGAATTTGCCCTTCGTGATTTCCAAGAATATAAATGACCTCTGTTCCCCTTTTAGCAAGATTTAATATTTGATGAACACACTCAGTATGTTCTTTTGTCCAACGAGTATTATATTTTTCCATACAGTAGATGTCTATTATATCACCTACCATTACTAACTTTTTAGTTTTGAGTTCTTTCAAAAACTTTAAGAACTTTTCAGTATTACATCTAGGTGTTCCTAAATGAACATCACTGATAAAAGTTGTATCGTACATAAAAAAGTATTTTTAAATATTTATGATATGACTTGCAATAAATTTCCAAAATAATAAAGTATGTCATACTCATGCATTTTCTTTCTTGTGGGAAAATTATGATGATCCTTATGCATTTCTGCTCCCCACATTAGAGGAAATAATAATCTCAAATTAATTGCACTATAAGGATTTTGTTTTCCCAAATGAGAGATAATAAACAGAAGATTAATCATCCAAAAACTAATTACGGGTATGAACGGAAATAAGATTGTAGAAATAACAGAATACTGCATATGATTATAATGTTGTTTTTTTATAACATCATCTCTCATAAATTTTAAAGTCAATTTAGGACTTGGTGGATGTTCATCATTCCAATTTTTAAAAATGGTATTAAGAACACCAACATATCTAAAATTATGTGGATCTTTATTTGTATCAATAAATCTATGATGATTGATATGAATCGCAGAATTTGCAGCAACACTTCCAAAATTACACATGGAAAATAATATACAAAAAAGTTCATTTATTCTTTTTGAAAATTTAAACTGCTGATGTGCAATTGTTCTGTGCATAAACAATTCCGCAGACAAATTAAAAATAGTCAATCCAATTAAAAATGAAATAATTAGATACCAAATTCCAAAAAAATAACAATAGGCAAAGAAAAATAAATGACTGATTGCAAAAAAAGTCAAGTATGTTTTCTTAGTTCTTGGTAATTTAATTGTCAAAGTTTTTAAAAAAGATTGCATTTTCTATTTCGTCGCAGTTAAATTTTGTCCAACCGTATCTATCAAAAAGTTTATGTGGTATTTTGCTATTTTCCAAAAAGGCAGCAAGACCCTTTATATTTTTTATCTTTCTCTGAGTATTTAATACATCATATGTTTTTTTCAATAACCAAGGTCTTTCTCCTCTATGATTTTTATCAATAAACATTCCATAAAAATAATACAATTCTTGAGTATTTGGAAGATAATTTAATTTTGCTGTACTTACTCCAATAATTTGCTGAGTATCAATATCTCTAATCACATAAATTACATGATTTACTCTTTCCAATGCTTGCTGGTAATTCAATGCTCCATTTCTTACCCATAAATCAACAATCTTTTCTCTGATTAAAAAATAAGGTTGATTATAAACTCGAATCAATTCATAGTTCATACTATAGTAGTAAAAGCAGCAGTACAAAAAATTGCTAATAATCCAGAAATAGCAACATAATTTGGTATTTTAGTTGCAACATAATTTACAATATGAGACATGAGAGAACTAGTAGATGCAATTGCCACCAATCTAATATTACCACCAGAAATATCAACAGCAAATGTTGCAATTCCAGAATTTACTTCCGAATATACTTCACTATAAACATTATTAGAACTAGTACAAATTGTAGAAATTTTAACAACTTGTTCTGCATTGCTAATAATAGTATAATCAACTGAGCGATATTCTCCTATTGAAAATCTTGAATGAATGCCAACGGGATCGGTTGTTTGAGTAACTATATCAATTTCAGATCCATATAGAACTCCACCACCATAAGGATACAGTTGAGGATATTGTGTCAATCCATTATCCTTTATGAAGACATTACCACCAACTACAAGTTTTTCTGTTGGGGAAGGTATGTTTATTATACTGTTTATACCTGTACCTAGACCTACACCTAAATTACCCGGAAAAGTAGCACTGGAATTTGGATTAAACCTCCACTCAGATCTTGGTTGATAACTGAATATTAAATCATCACCGATTGAATAAGATGCAGCAGCATCCAATGTAACTTCAACTAAATTGCCAAAAGTACCAGAAATATAAGTATTGACAATATTGTAATTTATGACTTCAGATCCAGGTGCTGAGACAGCTACAGTGTCTCCTACTGTAAGATACCGTGCCCAAGGATAAATAAAAGCATCAATAGTAATAAAATCGGTAGTACTATTACTATCTGCAATAATCGTTGATGTAGTAGTCGAATCTGGAACACCTATTACAACTGGCCCAGTATGGTCAATTTTAACAAATCTATCATCATCACCAATAACCAGATCTGCGGTATTAACATTACCAGACTCAATGTGAATATGAGACTGATCCGAAGGAGTCACTGCTGTTGGACGAATTCTTAAATATTGACCCTGACCCAGTAAAGATTCGTTTGGTATTAATTCAATATCACCTAGATTATTATATCCAGCAGTGCCGTTACCTATGATTTGAGTTCCAGTTATTTTAAGATCACTTATTTTTGCATCACCATTAACATCGAGTATGTATTGAGGATCTGTGGTTCCTATACCAACATTAGAAGTTGTATGAATACCTGATGATGTAGTAACCCATTGACATGATTCACCCACAGATACTTCAGAACTACCGGCAGTATCTATCCATTCCCCATCCTGTCTCACAAAAACTGGCATTTCTATTACCTCCTATTTTTGATATTTATGATTAGTCATAAGCAATATAAGTATATTTCTTAAATGCAACAAAAGAAATAATGTAATTTATAAATTCAGAATTTGTTGGTGTAGAAATAAGAACAAATTTATTATCAATAGAATCTACAGAATATGATGTTAATGGAGTATTTGTAGAAACATAAGTTGTACCATATTGATTATGAGATACAGTAATGCCATATCCAACAGCAATCACCTTTGCAGTTTGAATAACATTTTGTTGATTTCTTGCTCTAATGGTATACTCCACAGAATCATATTCATCTATAGAAAGAGTTGAATCTATTGTAACTGGACTTAAATCGCCATGACTAACAGCAGTATTAGAATTTCCATAAATGACAAAATTATTGATCGATATATTTCCATGAACTTCAAGTCTTTCTGATGGATTATTAGTTCCTATACCAACATTAAAGTTCTCATTTCCAATAATCCAAGTACTATTTCCTACACCAATTGCTAATTGATTATCACCAGATGAATTGTAGAGTTGAACATTATGTCCAATCGCTATATTGCAAGATCCATTAGATGATGATCCAGCACTATAACCAAAGAAGTTATTATAAGATCCATTAGATGATGATCCAGCATTATAACCAAAGAAGTTATTATAAGATCCATCTGTGTTGGCAAATCCTGCTTGAGAACCAAAGAAGTTATTATCAGTTCCAGTGGTGTTAAGATTACCAGAATTATATCCAAAGAAGTTATTAAAAGATCCAAGAGTATTATATCTACCAGAATACTTACCTAAAAAGTTGTTATGATATCCAGCAATACTACAACATCCCGAACCTTTACCGAAGAAGTTATTATCAGATCCATCACTATTATTTAATCCCGAATCGATGCCAAAGAAGTTATTACGAGATCCAGAAGTATTATTAAGTCCCGCACAAGCACCAAAGAAGTTATTGTTACTTCCAAATGTAGTACAATTACCAGCATTACATCCTACAAAGAAATTATTTGCTGCACTTGTAATGGAAGGTAATGATGTATTACATGAAATAAAGTTTGAAGTGCAGCAGGCAATGATTGCACCAGAACCACCAACTACAGTGCTGATTCCCGGTTGATACCATATATCACCATCGCAAGGATCAACTGGTGCTTCTGTAGAAATATATCTTGCCCCATAAGCATTACTTGCCGAAGTAATGCCTATTGTTGCTCCAATAGAAATAATTGGATTTGAGCAACCATATCCAATTTGAATTACAAAGACACTTCCGATTCCTGTATTACCACCAGATCCTCCATTACTTGATCCATAATAAGTTGCTCTTTCTCTTACATGAACCATACCCTCATACACTCTTGTCACATTACCATTGACATCTTCTATCACGATGTCATAAATGTATCTTCCAGGTTTTATGTTTGAAGTTTCTTCTGAAGTTAAAGAAATTTCAACCTGTCCAAGAGTTGGTGGATCTACTATTACAGTTGCGAAAGTTACTGAAGCGGCACTACCAGTCCACTTCCTCATCTGAGAAGCTACAATATAATTGGTTAAATCAATTGCAGAATTGGAATTGGAGTCCTTTAATGAAAAAATTTGGCTAAAGTCCGCGCCAGCATTAATGACTATATTATTTACATATACTGGTGCCATTTTTTAAATGTTCCCCTACTCTTTATTTATAATTGTATTAAAAATCAAAGATCTTGTGTGAGGGACATTATAAACATAAAGATTCCGAAGAGTATGAAAACTGTGAGAATGAAAAACATATTCTTAAAAATACATTACTGAAAGAGTAAATATGACGAATATGATAACTGTGAACATCATAATTCCTACTCCTGCCCAGATTATCCAAGGTTCCATAGGTTCGTGTTGAGGATTGTGAGACATATTATTGGTGCTTTTAATTATTGGGTTTATCATTAGTATCTCGTTCCTGAATTCCGACTTCCATTGCATTCATTGTAAAATTATATGCATTGACTTTTTGATTTTTACTAACTTTACTAATATA